ATGCCTACGAGGGGCGCCGAGCGGGCCTCGGGGAGTACGCCCCCGGGGTTAGCTACGGCCGCCACACCCTCGGCGTCTCGTATGTGCAGCCCGGCACGATGAGTCCGTCGGTGGGCAGCTTGTTCGACTTGTCGCGGTTGCACATGCGGTGCATGGGCTGCGTGTTGTCGAGCGTGTCCGAGCCACCGCGGTCGAGCGGGGTTATGTGGTCGAGCTGAAACGAGAGCGGGTCGAGGTGATGCGCCTCGTAGTCGATCTCTAGGCCGCAACCTGCGCAGGGATCGCCGACTCGACGCCAATGGCGACGGAAGCGATCACGCCGCGCAGTGTTGCGACCCTCGCTCACCAGGCGTAAGGCTCGTATGCAGCAGAGTGTGCAGCCTGATCTGCGGGCCTACGTGCAGCCTTGCGTGCAGCCTCCACCTCGTCGAGCGATGCGTACTCAGTGCGCACATGCGCATCGGGTGCACCCTGCGCGTTGGTGTGCAGGGCCGCATTGCGTGCATGTGCACGGCGTGCTTGCTCTGCAGCGTGCTCCTGCGCAGCCTGTGCAGCGGCCTCCTGTGCAGGGCCGTCTGTGAGGGCCTCGGGGTTGTGCTCGCTCATGTGCGTACCTCTCAGATCTGAATCGTGTTGAACGGGAAGGGCAGGCCCTTGAATAGCTCGCGCAGTGAGGTGCGCAGCAGCTCGATTACCGCCGGTGCGAGCAGGTTCAGATCGGGCAGCTTGGCGAGCAGCTCCTCGTCGAGGTTGCTCAGATCGGGCAGCTTGGCGAGAACGGCGTCGACCAGGTGGTCGGCCAGCTCGGGCAGCGCGTCGCGCAATTCCTGCGCCAGGCGCTCGGCGATGATCGGGGCCGCCGCGGTAGCGATGGCTGCGAAGATCTTTGGCAACATGCGGGGCCTCTCGTCGAAAGTTGGGTGCCCGCCGTGGCACGCCGCGCCGTTGGGCTCGCGGGTGACCAGCCACGCGGCAGATAGGGCTGCAGCGAAGCGACGGCGGGCAGGCAGGCGGCGACCGGCGCGCACGTAGCGCAGCCAAGGATCGACGCCGAGAATGCAAGCGGCCCCGCGTCGCTTGTGGCGTCGCGGGGCCTTTCGGGCACAGTTGTCCTAGTGCGCTTGGCAGTCTAAAAGCGATGCGCAGCAATCGCGCGAAACGTGCACGTGTTTGCACCGCAACGCAAAACGCCCCGCCGTAGCGGGGCGTCTGTGCAGGTAGCGGCCGTTATGCGCCTGCGAGGATCTGCTCGGCGAACGCACGCCACCGCGCGCCACGCCATGCGCCAGCGGGCAGCTCGGTTGCGCCGGTCATGTGAAACGCCTTGCGCAGCTTGTTCTCGCAGTAGCCCGGCGACGCGACGCGGCCATCGCCGCACGGCGGGTAGGTGTCGCCGTAGTGATCCATCGACGCGAGGTAGTCGCGGGCCGCGGTGACGGCGTAAGCGGCGAATCGTTCGGCCTGCTCGGGAGAGATGATCAGCATGTCGGGCTCCTTTGTGTTGGTATGCATACAGTAGCACGGTGTTGGCACACATACAAACGAGAAACGCCCCGCCGTGGCGGCCCGGCGGGGCGTTCTCGTCATCGTGTCATCGCACCTCGATCTCGTCGTGCCCTGTCTTCGCTTCGTGCCGGTCGGCGACCATCACGGCCGTGTCGTGCCGGTCGGCGCTGCGGAACCATCCGCAGGCACAGCTCGCGGCGGCCATCAGAGCGGCATCCGTGCAGCTAGGCCGTTGATCTTGTCGAGGCGGCTGGCCTCGCGCAAGATCCGAACCTTGACCATTTCGAGGCGGTCAAGCTCGGGCCAGAGTGCGTGTTCCTCGGGGCTCTCGCTGCCGTGGTCGCGCTTGGCGGTGAGCCAAGCCTCGGTGGCGGCGTTGAGCTTCGGTTGCACCTCGGCGAGGCCCTTGGCGAGTTCCTCGTACGAGTAGGCGCACCAGGGGGCCGGGTAACGGGAGATAAGCATTGTGGGCTCCTATCCACTTCACTGTTGAGTTTTCAAGTCCCTCGGCGCTGGCTGCGCTGTTGGTATGCATACAGTAGCACGATTGTTGGCATGTACACAACTCAACGCAAAACGCCCCCGATCGCAACGGATCGGGGGCGCCTCGCTTCGGGCGTGGTCAGGCTGCGGCGCTGGCTCCCCCGTCAGCGTCCGAACCTGCCTCGCCCGTCCCATCACCCTGCGCAGCACCCCTCGGGCTGTCAGCGGGGCTAGGGGCGTCCACGGTCGGCGAGCTGGCGGAAGGGGTCGCCACGACGTTGGTGTCGCTGGTGTCGCCCTTCGGCTCGACGCCCACCTTGCCGGGCTTGGCGATCGGAGACAGCCGCACCGCCGGGCGCTTGGCGGGCTTGGCGACGGGCTCGTCGTCCTGGTCGTCGGCCACCGCGGGCACCTGCGTGGCGGGCCGTGGTGCCGGTGCCTCGACGGGCTTGGCGGGCTTGGCATCGTTGCGCGAGTACCCGCTGTCGACGACCGGGCGCAACGCGTGCTCGATCGCCGCGACGATGGGCTCGGGCACGTGCAGATCACGCAAGGGCTGCACCAGCGGCAGGAACTTGGTAGGCACCAGGTAAGTCGTCGTCTTGCCGCCAACGGTGTTGACGACGGTCGTCACGTGGTCGGCGGGAACGTGCGCCGGGTCGAGGTCGGCCTCGTCGTAACGCCCATGCACGTAGACGATCCCAAGCGCAGCGTTGGCCCACGCGACGAGGTTCGGGCGGTCAGGCGTATCGGCCCAACCGTCATACTCGCGGTTGATCACGATCGTGTCGTACGGGGTGTCGACGACCGGCGTCGGCCCTGCGCCGATCACCGGCACGCGGCCAGGCAGCCAGTGCAGCAGCCCGTTAGGCCCCGTCGGGTCGCCGATCACGACGTACGACAGGTCGGCCGCGTCGGGCCGCTGGTCAGCCGGTAGCGCCATCACGCGCGCCTTGTCGCGGGCGACGGCAATCGCGCCCTGCGAGAACCCCGCGACGACGATCGGCCCCGACACGCCCTGCTCGGCTGCGGTGAGGTTGCGCACGGCCTGCGCGGTGTTCTTGTCCATCCCGACGATCCCGGCGTTGTAGTCAACGCTGTGCACCACGTCGCCCGCGAACAGCGACGGCACCAGGTCCTGCGGCCGGTCGCCGGGGCTCAGAATGTCGGTGCCGCGGAACGTGAACGCGGTAGCGGCCACCGCGGGCGCAGCGGTAGCGAGGGACAGGACGACGGCCGCAGCAGCGGCGCGGGTGAGGGCTTGGGTTCTCATGTGTAGGACGGTAACCGACGGACTGTTGGGGTGTCAACACGGCGGTGTTGGTGCACATACAAAACGCCCCCGACCAGGTGGTCGAGGGCGCTTCGCAGGCGTGCGGCTTAGCGCCACCAGCCCTTTCCTAGCTTCGGTTCACACTGCTTGTAAACCTTGAGAGCCAGGTACCCGTCCATAACTCTATGGCGGGCGATCGGGACCATAATCCCGTCGAGGTCGAACACCTCGTGATTGGCGCCCTCGCGGACGCTTACGAACGCGAGGCCCTCCGCTTTCGCTGCATTGCGAATCTTGGCGATGACCTCGGCGCGCTTCGGCATTCTGGGCTCCTATCCCCTCGGCATTGTTGCCATGCATACAGTAACACGATTGGTGTTGCCATGCAAACACAAAGCGCCCCGAACCATCACGGCCGGGGCGCCTGCGAGGGGGCGAGGTCAGCGAGGCATGAGCACGTCAACCACGAAGCTGTCGGGTGCCACGTCGAGGTACGTGGCGATCAGATCCCTTGCCATCGGCTCGACGTCGTCGTCGGTCTGGGCTTGCGTCCACTGGTCGATTGCGGGCACGTGCACTAGCCAGAATTGGTCACCTCGGGACACTACGGCGCTGTACTTGGTCATGGTCCCAGCATAGCGCCCACACGGCCCCAGATCGCCACCAGGACAACAGAACGCCCCCGCCGGTGTGTCCGGTGCGGGGGCGCCCGTACGGGGCTCTCAGTCGCGCCAGCCGAGCGAGTCGCGGATCAGGTGCAGCTCGACGATGCGGTCGAAGTCGTCGCGGGTGATGAACTCCCACGACTCGACGGCGTACTCGCCACGGCCGTACGTGTTGACGGGCACCCTGCGGCCGAGCTTGATGTGCATCATGCGCAGCGGCGTGCCCTCGGGCACGTCGTGCTCGCAGCCCTTGGCGAACACCTCGACCGGGCCGTCGACACCGATCGTCACGCCCGTGACGTACCCGTGCACGGCGCTGGCGTTGTCCACGCGGTCAACGTCATAGTTGAGGTTGAAGCTCAGGCCCTCGGTGGCGTTGAGAGTGTTCGTCATGGTGGGCTCCTATCCCTTGGCGTTGTTGCCATGCATACAGTAACACGATTGTTGGCAGGTGCACAACTCCGCTACGCGGCTGCCAGCGCCGCCAGCTCGGCGCCCGCGTAGCCCATGCGCGCAAACCGGTCGACGGTCAGCGTGTCGGGCACGATGCCCTCGGCGCAGGCCCAGTCGAGGTTGGCGTCGAGGTTCTCGCCGTTGCGGTATGCGTCCTTGCCGATGGCGTAGGCGCGGGCCTCGGTGGCGGTCATCTCAAGCATGTCGGGCTCCCTCGGTCGGTGCTGCGTTGTTGATATACATACAGTAACCCATCGCTGTATGTATGTCAACATCAAAGCAGAACGCCCCCGACACGAATGCCGAGGGCGTTTGCTGACTTTCCAGCCACACACGTTTGACCAGCGGTTACAGGCTCGCCGGCATCACTCCCTGCCGGTAGCTGGCGGCCCGAACACCGCGGCCAGCTTGTCGCGCTTCTCCTGCTGCGCCTCGGCCTCGACCTTGGCGAGCAGCGGACGCAACACCAGGTTGACCAGGTTGCGCCGCTGCTGGTCAGTCACACCGGCGACGCTCACGTCGGCATCACCGCCACGCCCTCGAACACAACCCACAGCATCGACGCGTGCAGCGGGCCGAGCTGCTCGACGCTCTGCAGGGCCGCCGCAGCTTTCACGCCGTCGGGGTTCTGCAGGTACGCCGAGGCAATGGCATCGCGCCGCGACCCGCGCCACACCTCATGCACCTCGGCGACGACCAGGCCCTCGGCGCTGCACGTCGCGTTCAGCGCCTTCTCGGCCTGGTAGGTGATCATCTGCTCAAACATGTCGACGCCCATCGACTCGATCGCCTCGGGCGTGAACGCCTGGCAGGACACCACCTGCTCGCCCACCTTGTCGCCCACCGCGAACACCCACCGCGGGCCGTACGACAGCCGGTTCGGCTTGCGCCGGTAGGTCACCGTCTCGTAGTGCGGGGCGTCCCACGTGCCGCTGTACGACTGCACGGAGAACAGCGGCGACGGTGACGGTACGACGTGCTGGTCGTAGTGCGCCTCGGGTACGTCGCGGGTCTGCCCGGCGAGCGGCCCGTCGAGGAACAGTGCCTCAGCCACGCCACACCGCCCCGAACCAACCGAGCTGGCGGCGAGCCCACTTGCGCCACGGCTCACGCTCAACCGGGTACGTGTACACGTGGACGAACTCGCTCGACCACAGCCGCACGACGGGGCCGCTGGTACGGCGATACACCCACGTGCGCACCACGTCCCACCGGTCGAGCACCTCGGCGATCGTGTCGTCGACCAGATCCTCGCCCGACTCGACGAGCTGCTCGGCCCACCACTTCAGCCGCGCGACGATCGCACGGCCCGCGTCGGACACCACCGCGGCGACGACGACCACCACGGCGCCGAACGCGTCCCACAGGTCGACCAGCGCCTCGCCGACGGTCGGCCGGGCCGGGCGCACGTCGAGCCCGAACAGCAGCCGCATGATGATCGCGTACTGGTCGTCGACAGCAGAGCGCCGCCGCAGACGCTCGGCGGCCGTACGGTGCACCGGCGGGCGCATGAACTCACCCACCGACATGGGCAGGGTGAGCGTGGCAGTGCGTCGAGTGTTGATGGTCTTGCCTTCCCATGCGGGCACGTCGCCCGCGTTGTCGTGATTGATCTTGATTCCGTCCTCGGTGATATGCCCGAGAGCGACGAACCCCTCGGGGATCGCGTACAGCGGGCCGAGCGGCAGGCCGCCGCCCTGCCCGACTAGGCCGTCGAGCGGCGAGGCCGTCGGCACGGGCACCGCGAAGAACCGCGACGCTCGCTCGTTGAACGTGTAGACGTCACCGGCGAGCGGCCGGGCGCCGTCGGGGCGCACCACGTGAGCACCTACCGGCCGGTGCGGATCGCCGTACGGCACATCGGCGTACATGTCATCGGCGAGCACGACGCACCTCCGCACTGCGGCGCACGATCGACCCAAGCTCGCCGGGGCCGTCGTACACCTCGACGTCGTACTCCTCGAACTCGTCGAGGTGCCGCCCAAGGAACAGCACCGAGCCCGTGCTGCGGAACCACACCGTTTGCATGCCGTTCGTGTAGTGGAACCGACTAACCGTTGAGTCACCGCGCAGCAGATCGAGCACCATGCGCGCCGCGTGGCTCGACTGCCGGTGCGTCGGCGACACAAACACCACACGGGCGCCACGGCGGGCGTTGGCCGCCGCGACGTCGAGCAGCGTCGTCGTCATCCCGTGCTGCCGATCGGGCGTCGACAGGTGCACCCTCGCGCCTGACATCACTCGCCCTTCACGTTGAGCACCTGGCGCAACTGCGCGTCGACCGACACCAGCGACTCCGCATCGGCCATCACGACGTCAATCGGCTTGTACGCGTCGGGGATCTCGTCGACCCACGCCTCGCCGTGCCGGTACTCGATACCCGTCATGCGGTCGGCGAGGTCGTCGAGCGTGAACAGCTTGCGGGCCTTCGTGCGCGAGAACCGACGCCCCGCGCCATGCGGGGCGCTGCACAGCCCGTCGGGGTTGCCCTTGCCCGTCACCACGTACGACGAGGTGCCCATGCTGCCGGGGATCAGGCCGCGCACACCGACGTTCGCGTCGATCGCGCCCTTGCGGGTCAGCCACACCTCACGCCCGCCGTGCACCTCGCGCTCGGTGTAATTGTGGTGCGTGTTGATCGTCTCGACGACCATCGTCAGCGGATGAACGCCGCCCATCCACTGCGCGAACACGCGGGCGAAACGGTCCATCATTTCGGCGCGGTTCGACAGCGCGAACTGCTGCGCCCAACGCAATTCGGTTATGTACTGGTCGAACTCGTCGGTGCCCTCGGTGAGGTACGCCAGATCCTTTGACGGCAGGTCGACCCCATCGTCGGCACACACCTGCTGCGCGATCTTGATGTGCTTCTGCGCGATCTTGTTGCCGACACCACGCGAACCGGAATGCAGGAACAACCACACCCGGTCGAGGTGGTCGAGGCACAGCTCGATGAAGTGGTTGCCGCCGCCGAGCGTGCCGAGCTGCTCGCGCCACTTCGGCGAATGGGACAGGTCGATATTGCGGACCCGCTGCCGGAACTCCAACGCCCGCAGGCGCTTCTCGGTGAACTCGAAACGGTCCAGCTCGCGGGTCTGGTTGTAACCGCCCGCGCTCATCGGGATAGCCCACTCGATGATCCTGCGCAGCTTGGCGAGGTCGCGGCCGTCGAGGTCGTCGGCGGTGAACACCGTACGGGCTGCGATCATCCCGCAGCCAATGTCGACGCCGACAGCCGCCGGGATGACAGCCCCATCGGTCGGGATCACGGTGCCGACGCTGCTGCCCTTGCCGACATGCGCGTCGGGCATGAGTGCCACATGCGGGTAGACGAAAGGCATTTCGGCGAGCTGGCGGGCCTGCGCGAGCGTCTCGTCGTCCACCTCGGATGCGAAGTTGATCAGTCGGTCAGAGACTTGTGTAGGGGTCAACAGTCACTCCAATATTCAGTTGTGTTGGTCAGACCCCACGACCGTAAGACGCGAAAACGCCCCCGCTCGGCTTACGTCGAGTCGGGGGCGTGTCCCGTTGTTTCGCGTGCTTTGGCGCTGTGCGCCAGCGGGTTACGTCAAGCTCTTGAGCATCCCGTAGCAGCCATTACAGAGCACCGCCGTGCCCTCGGGCGTCGTGCGCGTCGCCTTGGCCTTGGCCTTCTTGTCCTGGTCACAGCGGGCGCAATGGAACGGCTCGGCCACCGCGCTACGGGCCATCACGAACTCGGATACGTCGATCATGTTGCGCTCTCTCTCATTTCGGGTCGGGTCGGTCAAATTCCTCGGCGAACGCGTACAGGAACTCACGCGCGGGCCGAGGTATGCCCGCGGCGACGCTGCGGTCGAACAGCGCCAGCAGGTGCACAAGGTACGCGACGGCGTAGTCGTCGGCCTCGTCGAGGATACGGCCGACGAACTTGCGGCGCTGGCGGGCGACGTCCATGCCCGGCTCGCAACTCAGCACGGCGGTGCCACCACGTAGTACCCGACACCGAGGGCCGCCGCGGCGGACAGCGCACGGGCTCGCGCCCACCGGTCGAGGTCGTGCGCGTTGATCGCCCACACCAACCCGCCCTGCCCGTCGAGGATGCGCACGGCCAGCACCTCGCGGGCGACGATCAGCGCCTCGATCTCGGCCTTGGTGACGCCGTACAGGCGCGCAGCGGGCCGCAGGTGCATGAACGCCCACGGCGGCCGGGCGACGGGCTCTGCGGGGCTCTCAGAGGCTCCCATCACATCACGCACACATAGCCGTGCGCGCCGAACAGGTCGGCGTCGACCTGCCCGCAGCCGACGCAACAGCCGCAGTCGGTGCATAGGCAGTTGAGGCACGCCCCGAGGTCGTCGACCACCTGGTCGAAGATCGGCGACTGCGGCCAGAACGCGATCCGCAGCCACTCGGCGCGGGTGATCTCCACACGCTCGCCGTCGGCCCCGCGGCGCCAGTAGTGCGTACCCGTCTCGTCGCTGCGCATTTCACTCGACGCGATCATCGTCGCCCCCCGTACACGATCTCGGCCTCACACATCGGACAGCGCCGCCGGTCGTGGGCCGGGCAGCCATTACGCCAGGCGCGCAGGCGCTCGCCCAGATCGACGGCCGCCGCGGTGACCTTGGCGAGGATCGCCAGCCAGTCGCGCGAGTCGCCGTCGTACTCAACCTCACCGGACAGCACGACGCCGCCACGCGGGACGCTGTACGAGTACCGGCCGTCACCCTCGGGCCTCACATGGATATCGCCAATGCGGTACGCACCGCCGATCGTCACGACAGCGCCAAACCCCCTACCCGCCGCGGTCACCACAGCGTGCCCTCGCTCTCGATCGCCGACGCCAACTCGACCACCTGCGACCACGCGGCGCCAAACACCTCGGCGCGGGCCGCCGCGACGGACACAACCGGGGCCGTGGCCGCCTCGACGAGCGCCGCCACGGTGCGCAGCGGGCCGCCCTCCCCCTCGCCGACACAACCCGAGCAGTCGCCGCCGCACAGCCCCTCGGGATGCAACCCGCCGGTCTGCTCGTCGTAGTGGGCGCAGTAATCGGGGTGAGCGAGCCGCGGGTCAGACGTCCACGCCCACTGCGACATGTCGGCGCCCGGCGGGCGCACCGGCCGGTACCACGCACGCCCATCGGACTGCGTACGCGCCGGGAACAGCACAGCGACGCTCTGCTGCGCGGCGCTCATGCGGACACCTGCGCATCCTGCGCGGTGTGATGGTCGAGGATGCGCACCACCGTGCTGTACCCGACGCTCAGCTTGCGGGCGATCATCGACGGTGCGACGCCCTGCGCGTGCTCGGCGAGCACCTCGGCGACCTTCACGCGGTCGATGCGCGTCACGTTCTCGGCGACGATCCGCTCGGCCGCAGGCATGTGCTCAGCCAGCGCAGCGCCGCGGGCAGTGTCCTCGTCGGCTTGACGTGCAACAAGCTCGGCGACCGACAGCGACGGCCGCGGATCGTGCACGTTCTCGGGCACCGTCTCGACCAGGCCACCGCGGTCGCGCACCACCTGGTGCACCTCGGCAGGCAAATCGGCCGGCGTCTGTTCCTGCAGGTCAGCGGGTTGCGCGTCGGTGTGCACGGGCTGCGCAGCGGTGTGCACCACCTCGTCGAGCACCTGCGCACGCTCCGCACTGGACAGCGCAAGCAATGCGACGGTGCTGCCCGTAATGCTCAGGTCGACGACCACGGGCACCAGCCACGCAATCGCCGGGGCGATGCCAGCCCACTCGATCGCCAGCTCGCGCAACGCGGCGAACGACAGCACGAACGCCGCGCAGGCGACAAGCACCGTGATGGCGAGGGCGATGCGGTACGCGCCGCCGACGATGCGGGACTGCACCAGGGCGTGCACGCCATGCGTCGCGCCGAGCAGCACGACCGGCGGGACGACGGCCACCGCGGCTGCGATGACGGGGGCGCCTGCGCCGGTGTTCAGCAGCGCGTGCACCACGTTGCCGAGGATGCTCGCGCCGGTGCCAGCGGCGAGCCAGGCGCGGAAGTAACGCGAGGCGGCCTCGCGCGGATCTATGTCGGACATGTCAGGGGCTCCTATCCCGGTGTGACGGTTGTCGAGTGTGCGGGCGCCGCGGTGCGCCGGTCGGCGCATCCGCAGCGACGCGCCGCTACAGGGCGGCGATCCAGTGCAGCGAGTCGTCGACCACGATCGTCGCGGCGACCTCGATCGCGGTCTTACGGCCGCCCTGCGGCACGTACGGCTGCACGCCGTCGAACGACAGCCAACGGCCCTCGGTGTCGACCACACCGAACAGGTAGCGGCCGTTCATGTACTCGGCGCGGTCGCCGTCGGCGTTGATCCACGAGACGCCGTCGAGGTTGCGGGCGGTGAGGTTGTTCATGTGGGGGGCTCCTTCGGTCGGGGCGGTCGGTGCGGGCATGTATGTATCTAAACACCTGTGCTGTATGCCTGTCAACACGAAACGAGAAACGCCCCCGACCCGCAGGTCAGGGGCGTCTCGGCGACGTCAGCGCGCCAGCATCGGCAACGGTGGTCCCGACGTCTGCCCGACACACGAATAGTCGACGACAAACGCCTGCGGCTCGGCCGACACATACCCGCCACTGGCACGGCAGACGTCGGTGTACCGGGACACCTCGGGATTCAGCCGCCCGCACGCGGTCAGCGCCACAGACCCGAACGCGGCGAGCATGACCAGGACGACGAGCACCGCGCGGCTCATGCGGCGACGTTCGCGCGAGTGCGGTTCAGCCGGTGAACCGTCTTGATCCGCTCGGGATAGAACGACCGCCAGCACTTCGTCTGATCATCGGGACCAATGAAGTCGCACGTGATGCGGCCAGACGACGCGCGGGCGCTCTTGACGAACCGGTACCGGCCACGCTCACCGGCGATCGACACCTCGGTGCCCGGCTCAAGCACACGGCCATTCACGACGACCTCGGGGCGCTCGACCTCGACGACCGGGCCGCGGAACACCTTGGTGCGCTTCACGCCACGGCCTCGCATTCCTCGATCCGGCCGGGCACACGCGGGTTGCGGTACCCGTAATTCCAGCAGTACCGCGTCGCGCTGCTCGCACCGTTGTACAGCGCATTGAACCGACCCGAATCGGGCTGCGTCTCAGCGGCATACATTTCGGCGAGGTGGTTCTCGTCGCACTGATTGCGGATCTTCGCCGTCACCGGCGTGCCTTGCGGCGAATACCAAGACTCGTAATACATCAGGGGCTCCTATCCCGTCACCTGTTGAGGCACCGACAAAGCTACGTCGTCGGCTGTCTGTGTGTCAACACTTACCGCCTTGCGGGGCCTGCCGCGCTTGGCTTTACCCGCAGCGGCACGCTCGGCCGCCAGCTCGTCGCGCAAGTCGAGGGCCGCAGCCACGGCGCTGTACACGTACGTCGGGAACCCGTCGCGGTCATACCCGTGCGCCTCAACCCCGGCGATCAGCTTGTAAAACGTGCTGCGCGGCACATCACGGCCAACAGCCTTCAGCAGCCGCCACATATCCGCAGCCGTGCGCGGGGCGTCGTCGACCCGCTGCAGAGCCTCGCGCTGCAGATCCTCGACCCGCCACGTCGCGCCGCAGCGGTAGCAGTCCGCGACCAGGCTCTCGGCGTCGACATACAGCGGCGTGCGGCACGTCCCGACGAGCACCGTGCGGATCACGACACCGCCCTCGGTGATCTCCTGCGTCAGCTTCGCCTGGCACGGCCCCGCGTACTGCAGATCAGGCGGCAAGTCGATCGCCGTCGTCGCGTCAGCGACCCACTGCAACGCCCAAGCGAGGGCGTCGGGGGCGAACGGGTAGAACATCAGCCGCCCCGGCACCGTGGCGAGATACCGGGCGGCCTGCTCGGCGGCGTTCGGATCGTCGGCGAACGCGGGGCGGTACCCGGCGACCTGCTCGGCCATGTCGACCAGACGGGCGACGTCGCGCAGCAGATCCGCGGCGCGACTGTTCAGCGGCAGAGACGGCAAACACTCGCCCTGCGACACCCGCGGGCCGCCCTGCCGAGCGACCTTCGCCTCGCCGTACGCCGACTCATGCAGACGGCGCAGCAGCCACGGCACCTCGTTGAACGCACGGCCGAGCATCTTCGCGCAGCGCCAGCACACGAACAGGAACGAATCGTTGGGCGCCTTACAGTTCGCGCACGCCTGCGTCGGCTGCGGCAAACCCTCTACAGGCTGGCCGGCGTCGGCAGGAACGGGCTGTGAGCTGGGCGTATCCGAAACGGGTGCAGATCCCGGCAAAGTCACGACCGCGGCACCTCGGTGAAAGGGGCGTACCGCGACGAGGGCGTCGAGTCGTGATTGTTCGGGACGTCGATCCACTCGCCGCTAAGGGACTCCCACGGGCGACGGTTCAGCGGGCTGTACTGCCACGCCTCGCGCATCCAGCACCAACGCCAACGATCGCCGTCAACGTCCATCCACTCGGCGCCCCGCTCCGTCACCCCGAGGCGCATCACCTTGCGGGCGTGCGGCGGGTCGACCGGGCGAGGGCGCAAAGGCACCACCGGCGCGAGCTGGCTGCCCGGCACCGACATGACAGCCACACCGTCGAGGCGCATCTCGTTGACAGCGGCCAGGGCGGCGCGCACCGCCTGCTGCGGGCTGTGCGACGGGTGAGCGATCCGGCTGCGGACCACCTCGGCGAACCGATCAACCTCGGCGAGCGAAAGCTCAATCAGCTCAGACATACTCGGCGCCCGTCTGCGCGGCCTGCCAAGCAGCAATAGCCTCGTCGCCCCAACCGGGCGACGCGAGACGGATATGCACACCCGGCTGCTGCGCCACGGCGGCCAGCACCTTGCGGCAATGCATGTCGTCGACCTGCGAGTCGTCGATCCAGCAGACGTCAGTGAGCCCGTCGAGGATCGCGCGAGTCAGCTTGTCGAGGTCGGGGCGTTTGATCGCCGGGGGCGTGTAGCTCTTGGGCGTCCCAGACGGCCGAGGCATGACGAACGTCATCGACGCCGTGACCGGGTACCGGCGGTCAGTCGACGAGGCAGGCGGCCGATCGAGCACCGGCAACCCCGCGGCCATCATCGCGTCAGCAGCGGCCAGGGCGACGCGCTGGCGCCACGGCCCGAGATACGGCGAGGACTCGACGAGGATCGCCTTGCCGCGGGTCTCGCCCGGCTTCGGCTTGGCGAACCCCTTAAAGTCCTTCGATCCCTGCGGTGCGGGCTTCCCCGGCACGAACATGCGCAACTGCCTGCGGCCATTGCGCTGGAACGTCACGCGGGCGCTCAGAGCCGCGTGCAGCGCCTCATGCGACTCGGCGGGCACCATGTCGAGCAAGTGCTCTACGGCGGTCGTACGGGCGAACTCAGCGGCCCGTGCTGCGGCCTCGGCGACAGCGGCCGGATCGCCCGGCGTCACGTCGAGGTCGAGAGTGTGGTCAGTCACTCGGATCTCCAATATTCAGTTGTGGTCAGTCGAGAGCATTCTCAGGCCCGATCGGCGCAAACCCCGCGCTCGGCGGGCTGGTCACACCGGCAGGCCCTCGCTACGGCGCGAAACGCGCCGCAGCGTTTGCTACAGGGCAGGGCAGAACAGATAGAACAGATCCCCGTATATGAGCGCCAACAACGGCGCCCCGAGACAGGCCACCAGGGGAAACGCCCCGAGAAACTGCGCAAGCTAGGGAACCTGTAAATATCTGTTCTATCTGTTCTGAAACAGTATTTATCTTCTCTACCTGCGAAAACTCGAGAACAGATCCGCTCGGACGATCTGTGCTGATCTGTTCTATCTGTTCTGCGCAGAACGGATTTAGCAACAGATCCGTTGCGTTTGCTAGCGAGGGCCGCCGCGGGCTCACCGCAGCGCCCCCTGCCACTCGTTGGCAAGATCCCAGCCCGGCGCCATAGCGAGCCCCGCATAGTGCCGAACCCCGTTGCTTACCACGCTGCGAACCCCGAACCGCGCCGACAACTCACGCCCCAGCTTGATCTGCGACACCATCGCGTCCTCGCCGTTGGCAATCGCCCACCGCTGATACGCCTTGTGCACAACCGCTGGCGGCGCGCCCCCGCCGCTGGCGCCCGGCGTCAACAGGCAGCACTCGCCGATAAACCGCCCCAATGCGTCCTCCTGCTCGCTGTACTCCTTTGTGGCGGCCAAGACCGAGGCTGGCTCGCGGAGGCCGTCAGCAGCGACTTGCCGAGCCCCCGCGACGACCCAGGCGAGGATCGCGGCGCCCTCGTCGCGGACCAGTTCAACGGCGAGGTTGGGATTGCGACGCTCCGGCGGGACGGTGTGCAGGAACGGGATAAGGCGCAGCCGCCGCCAGAACGAAGTACCGCCAGCGGACACCTCGGGCTGGTGGTTGCCCATGAGGAACAGGGTGTGAGACGGCACGAAGTCGAAATAGTCCTGCCGCATGTAGCGGCCCGAGAGAATGTCGCCGCCGGTGAGCACCTTCACCTTGGCCTCGTCAAACTTGCTGTCGGCGTTGATCTCCGAGCAGACGACCAGCCGGGCGCCATGCAGCCGGGCGATCTCCGTTTCGTGACGATCGCGGCCAGCCAGCAGGAAGTTGGCCGGGGCCGTGATGGCGTAGTCACCGAGCACCGTGGCGAGTACGTCCATGAGCACGCTCTTACCGTTGGACCCACCACCGAATAGGAACGGCATCACGTGGTGCGTCACCTTGCCGATCACGGCCAGGCCCGCGAGGCGCTGCACGTAGGCGATCAGCTCGGGGTCACTGCCGAACGTGTTGTCGAGGAACTCCTGCCAATCGGGGGCCGCCGCAGCGGGGTTGTACCCGGCGCCGGTGATCTTGGTATGCCAGCCCTCGGGGTTGTGGGGCGTCATGTGCCCGGTAGCGAGGTCGACGACACCGCTCGGCGTGTTCAGCTCGTAGGGCTTGGCGTCGAGGTCGGCCAGGCGCACCCGCATCCTCGGCGACGTCTTGCCCAGCGCAACCATGTTCTCCAATCCCTTGCGGGACAGGCTGCGCATACGGTGCTGCACAACATCTTTCGGGCTGTCGTCGTCGAGCTTGATCGACTCGATGACCTTGCGGGCGGCGACCATAGCCTCGCCGTTGTCGGTGCTGTGCTCCCACCGACTGCCCGCCCACGTCAGCCACTTGCCGGTGTCAGGGCAGTACCGCAGGCGAGGCCCCCACATTTCGACGAGCAGATCGGCGTTACCGGTGTCGGTCAGCGTGACGGCCGGGGCCGCGGAATTGCGCCGAGCGTTAATATCGACGACCGGTGCGAGCGACCCCTCTGTCGCAGTCGGCGACGAGCTGGCGACCGGCGGGGGCGTCTTCGCCGGGGCCGGATCATCCTCGGGCATCGGGGCGAGGTCGAGCTGCCTCGCAGCGGCCCGCTCCCACAGGTGCAGGTGCGAACCGAACTCAGTCGCCAGCTCGGCGTCCGTCTTGGTCGCCACGTGCCCGATCGCCCACTCAAACGCGCTCTTGACCTCAAACGTCCGTTCGACGCCGGTCGCGGCGATGAACCGATCGCCAATCATCTTGCGGGCCTCGTTAAACCCGTCCTCGGTCAGGCACTTGTTCCGCAGCGCCGCCATGAGCCGAACCGACACACGGACAAGCCACGGGTGCCGCTCAGTGATCGGCTCGTCGTGCCACGCCTTGATCGTCGGCGCGAAATACTCGCAGACCGCCGGGGCGAACGTCCACGTATCCGGCTTGCTCATCACCTCATGCGAGGTGCGCCGGTCGCCCTCATACTCGGCGACGCCATGCTCGTCGAGCCGGTCGCGCAGCTCGTCGAGGGTCAGCGGGGCGCCGGTGTCGCCGTCGATCGTGACGAGCTTCGGGTCGTCGGTGTCTTTCAGGTTGTAGCTGCCCGGCACGCGCAGCACCCGCGCGAGGTCGTACACGCCGCGGTCGATCTTGGCGCCCATGCCGTCGGCGACGATGCACGCCAGGCGGCCCCATCGCTTCAGCAGTGCCGCAGCTTCGGCGCGCAGCTCGTCGCTGTACTCGGCCATGCTCTCGGCGCCCTCGGCTGCGATCAGCCCGTCGTCGATCGGCCAATACGGCTGCAGGCCATTGCCGCTCATCACGACGGCCGACGGCCGGTACCCGAGAATGCCGCTCAACTGGTCGATCACAGCGTGTGCGTGGTCGAGGTCGCGGCAGGCGCCGGGCTTGACGTCGAGGTCACACCAGATCGCGGCGAGCCGGGTCACGTCGTCACTGCCACCGCGGCCCTGCCTGCGGCCGTTCTCGTCGACCGGCCGGGGGCGCGTCGGGTTGACGCCGAACCACAGATTGCTATCGGCGCCGATCGTCAGCGCCATCTGCTGCAGCGCGTCGCTGCCCTCGACGTACTCGACGACAGTCGACGTGAACTGCCCGCCGGGCCGCTGGTAGTTGATACTCACGTACTCGCCATCGGCGTACCCGAGCAGCTCCAACAGGTCGTTTAGCCCGTTCATTTTCCTCTATTCAGTTGTAGGGGCTGGACATTCGCACTCACAGCGTGAACAGCCCTCCGGTCGTGGCTTCGCGCTCGGCCCGCTTGTCCGCGGCGGCCTGCAGTCGGGCGCGGTGACGCTTGACGCACGTCTGACACATCGCAATCAGGTTGGCGTGCGCCTCGTTTCGCTCGTCGCCGTCGAGGTGCCGCACGGCCAGGCTCACCACTTTGTCGGCGCCGTGCGTCGCCGGGCGCCCGTGGGCGTTGCCGCAGCGGTCGATCATCCCGAACACGTGCGATCGGCCGCACTGCCCGACGCACTCGCACCGGCCGTCGGCGCGGTTGAACCTGATTGCGTCGAACAGCACCACTCTTTCGCGGGCTTCCCGCTGGCGGCTCGCCATCAGGCGCGGGCCTCGATCGCGGCCTTGATCAGATCGCGCCGGAAGTCCGACCACACTGCGCCAGTGAGGTTGTCGACGACGATCGGCGCAACCATGTGCCCGGCGGCGACGTCGGCCGGGGCCTGGTCGGCGGGCAGCTCGGTGTACTCGACGCCCGCCTTGCTCAGGGCATCCTTGGTCAGCTTGCACTTATAGCAGGCCGGACCTGTCGTGTAGACGGTGATCATGCGGGGCTCCTATCCCGGTGTGAAACGTGTTGTCAGACAAAGCGAGCCGGTGACGCGAAATGCGCCACCGGCTCGCCGTACTGGCAGATCGTTAGATCTTGCCGAGGCTCTTGAGAGCGTCGTAGACCTCTTGAGTCATGCCGTCGGGCAGGCCGGTGTCGGCCGCCGCAGCCGGTGCCGCTCCCGCGGCTGGCTTCTTGTACGTGGCGCGGTAGAGCTTCGGCGGGGTCAGGTGACCCTTCTTTTCGCCGTCGCCGATGTAGGTCAGCGCCAGCTCGCCACCGACGTCGAGGCCCTTGGCCCCGGCGGCAATAACGGCCTTCTGCACGGCCTTTCGCATTTCGCCCTTGACGAACAGGCGACGCATTCCGTCGTCGTCCTCGACGTCGGGGTCGGTCAGATCGGTCTGCAGGGTGACGACGAGTTGCATCCGCGGGCTGCCGTCTTTCCACGTCAGCGGCTCGTTGGTGTCGAGGTCGGTCTGCTGGCGAGACTCGGGCTCGACGGCGATCACGCCCGCCACGACGTCGCCGTGGGTCTTGAACTTGGCCGAGGCCGGGCCGCCGCCGCCGAGGAACCCGTAGGAATCGTTTGCCATGTGCGCTGTATTTCCTTTGTTTAGTTGTTATTCAGTTGTTGCGGCCGTTCGCCTTTCGGCCCGCCGGTCGCAGCGGGGGCTTACGTCCCGTCGTAGTAGTCGGGGTGGTCGTCGTCGCGGTAGTGGTCCCGCTCGTATTCGGCGCGGTTGATCCGAACCTCGCAGTGCCCGCACCCGTCACCGGGGCAGCGGTGTCGCTTCACTAGCACTCGCCTTTCGGATGCTCAAGCCAGCACAGCCCACAGACGGGGTGTCGGCGGGGCTCGGTTGTGGCCGCGAGGTTGTCCTCGCAAGACACATGTATAACGGTGCGATCGCTCATAAACGCCACCTCGTCGCCCGGCTGCACACGGTCAGGGCAGCCGCCGCAGGGACCGCCGAACCGGGCCGTGAATGTCGACCGGGCGCTCACTTGCCCACCTCGTCGGCCAGGCCCTCGCCGTTGTCGGTCGGGGGCTTGCCGTTGTCGAGCAGAGCGCCGAGCGCCCCGAGGTCGACGTGCTCGGTGCTCGCCCAGCCAGCCAGCTCGTCGCGGGTCGGCATCGCGGCGGCCGGTCGTGCCGCCATCTGGTCGAGGATGCGCTGCGCGCTCAGCACGGCGCTGGTCGCCTGGTCGCGCTTGCGGGTCGCCTTGTCGAGCTGGTCGTCGATGATCTCGCGCTGCGTGCGCAGCAGCCGGATCTGCCTCTCTTGGACTCGCTCGGTCGCGGTCGCCGTGGCGACCTGCTGCTGCCAGGCGTAGCGCATTACGTCGTCGTCCTGCATGGTGGGCTCCTATCCCTTGTGGTGTGCGGTCTGGTGTCGGTAGTCGGCGAGGGCCTGGTCGCCGGTGTCGTGTGTGGTGCTGCGGCCCCAGAACGTGCCGACCGGCGGGCGCACGGTCCAACGCCCGCCAGTCCTCACGATCAGCCAGCGAGAGGGGGCGCCGAACTGGCTAACCCGCCGGCATTCACGTTGCGGCACGTCACAGCCTCGACAGGCTTGCCTCGGCAAACGTCCCGATCGCCGTCCTGCCGTCCTCGAAATACTCGACGACGGCGTAATCCGCTGCCCCGTCAGGCATCCCGTAGAGCTGCTCGACGACCCACCCGACGACGACCTGCCCGGCGGGCTCGTCGTGCCGCAGCGTCGGTAGGGGCTCGACGAGACGACGGATACGCCACGGCCTCGGGAAGTGCACCCAGCACGACGGGTTCGGCTCCATTTCGAGCCACTGGCCGAGCTGCGGCTCAGCGGGGTCGCGCACCGGGTAGTGGTGGCACGCACAGCCTTTGGGAACTGTGGTCATGTAGTGGCTCACTCGGCACCACCTGCGCACGCCCACGGCGTCGTCGGGTCAGGCTTGGTCACGTAGTACGGGCAGAACATGCAGTTATGCGGCTGCTTCGGGATCAACGCCAGGCGCTCGGGGTGATTCTCGATATCGAGGTCGTCCAGCACCAGGGCGATCGTGTCGAGCCGGGCGAGCGTCTTGTCGACCACCTCGGGGTTGTACGCCTCCGACCACAGAAACGAGTTGGACAACATGCCGCCCCGCGGAATGCACCAGATCGCAACGCGACTGACCGGAAAGCCCTCGTTGACGTACCCGCGGCCGTAGCAATGCGCCTGCGTGTGGTACTCGGGGGCGTCCTCGGCCATCGTGCCGCGTTCCTTCGCCTTTTTGTACTTGGCGAAAGCCGTTGCGCCAGGGAACTTCAGGTCGATTACCGTGCCCGTCCACGTGTCGTAGAGGTCGCACGTGCCCGCCAGGCCGCCGGGGCGCACCTGCACGCGCCGCTCGGTGAACCACCGGCCGACGTACTGCGGCTCGTCGCCGTGGTTGGCGACGTCGCGCAGCACCGTGCACTTGCGCTCGCGGTCGGCGATCCACTCGTCGACGATCCGCTTGTTGTCCAGCTCGACCGAGTCCTCGAACTTGCTATGTCCCGCGGTGCCGAGCCATGCGGGCAGCGGGTCGCTCTCGGGGTTGATCCGCGGGTGCGCCATCGTCGCCGTAGCCAACCGGCGGGCACACGGGTGACCCACCTCAGACGGCCCGAGAGCCCTCTGCGCCGACCGGGCGTGCGTCGCCCACCCACGCTTAAAAACGCCCTTCAGATCGGCCAGCAGCGCCGCGTTGAGCTGCTGCTCGGACGTCTCGGGCTTGTCGCGCTCGGGGGCGTCGTCAGTGAGCCCAAAGAACCCTGCGTTGGCGCTCATCGGTTGTGCACCGCCATCGCTGCGCGCAGCTTGTCCTCGGCCTCGCGCAGCGCCTCCCTGTACGCCTCGTACGCCTGCCGCAGGCCGCCAGCCATCGCGGCACCACGGGTGAGCATGTCGGCGAGCTGGTGGGCCTTGTCGACGCTCAGCGGTGGCAGGTTGAAATTGCGGTCATTGTCCCGCTTGCACTGAACCATCAACTGCCCGCTGTCGGTGCGCACGCCGACGGCGACGACCTCGGTGCCGCCGACGCCCCCGCGGCCGTTCGTGGTCTGTCCGCTGTACGGGCGGTCGACCTCGATCTCGCCGACCATTACGAAATTGCCTGGTCCATCCTTCACCTGCAGCCGCCTCCCCCGAGGAACACGGGCCAGATCACCGGCGACGGCACGTAGCCGGGCGAGCCGGGCTGGCTGTAGCTCCCGCCGGTGCTCGGCCGCGACGGGGTGACCGGGCGCGGGGCCGGGGGCCGGGGCGCCGGGGGTCGAGGTGCCGGTGCGAGCGGAACCGAGAACGCCTGCAGCGCCATGCCGTTGTCGCGACGGCCGCAGTTGTCGCCCTCGCACGCTGCGACGCTCACGACGAGCAGCGAGCCCACGGCCACCGCGGCGGCCAACCTGCGGGCGCTCACAGCTGCGCACCCGAGAACGTGCGGAGAATGTCGAAGCACAGCCCCGTGGCGAACGCGTCGCCGATCGCGGTATGCCGCTCGACGACCGACACGCACAGACGCTCGGCCACGCCGTCGAGGCCCTCAAGCTCCGTCGGTGACACGTTGAACTTGCCCGCGGCGTACGCGGCGAGGTCGGCGAGCCGGTGATGCCACACGCGGCCGACGCGCTCGGGCAGGAACGCCTCGTATGAGACGAGCTGGCGGGCGACGATCGCAGAGTCGAACGCGGGGTTAGATCCGGCGAACGTGTTGCCGCGCAGCCATTCCTGCGCCTCGTCCCACGCGACCGCGGTCTGCTGCTCGGTCAGCATTTCGCGCCACAGCGCCCGCTCGCAGTAGCGGTTGAACTCAAGCGCCTCGGGCTGCGCTGCGTTCATCTGCTCGACGGTGACGTACGGAACGAACCGCATCGACTCGCCGGTGTCGACGTTGAGCAGCGCAACCTCAAGCGGCGCCGCCTCGTCGTGTAGTCCCGTCGTCTCAAGATCGACGACGATCAATTGCCTTGCCATGCTTGGGCTCCTATCCCTTGGTTGATCGGTGGTCGACGACGATCATTGACGGCGATCCGAGCGAGAACGCCGTGCCGCCATAGACGCTGATCTCGGCGCCGTTCGGCATTGCGTTGAGCGCCTGGTGAAGGTCACGCACCTTGTCGCCCTTCTCGATCTCGATCGCCGTTTGGTGCGTCTCGGTGATTTTCATTCGCCGCTCACCAGATCCATGCGGTACGACACCGAGGGCACCGTGCACTCGGCGGCAACCTCGGGGTGCAACGTCTTGACTAGCCCCTGGTCGAGCTTGTTGCTCTTGATTTCCTTGCGGCGCACCACGATCTGATCGTCGATCGTGCCCTCATACGACTCGCCGAGGGCTTCCTCGATAGCCGCCTTGGCGGCCTTCTCGACGTCGGTCCACTTCGCCTTCTCGCCCTTGGCGTGCCGCAGCAGTTCGACGTGCATCTTTACCTGTGAAATGTCGCGCATCGCTACACCTTCCCGTCGTCGTCGTGCGAATACTTGAAACCGCAGCAGTGCGCGCACCAACTGCAGCCGACGTCGCTGTGATCGGTGTACGGGTGCGAGCACGTGCAGACCATGACGTGCGCCGGGTCGCCTGCCTGAAACGGCAACGGCTCGGGCTTCGCGGCGGCCGTCATGCGGCAGTGCATCCCGTCCTCGCCGAGCGAGAGCGCCAGCGTCATCCCGGTGCCCGGCATGTCCATGCGCCCCACGGTGATTCGGTTGCCATCGGTCAGGGCGTCGAGCGCCGCGAGCGCCGAGCTGGCGGCCACCGCGGGGTCGTCGGACAGGTACGCGATCCGCTGCTCGATCGCGGCGGCCAGGCCGTCGAGGTAGTCGAGCGTGGCATCATGCACCTCGCGCTCGACGTATGCCTCGACGGCCTGCCGGTCAGCCCACCAGGGCCGGTTAGCGTCGGTCACTTGGCGGGCTTGACTTCCAGCACCGACGGGAAGCTCGACAGGAACCCAACGCGGTACCCGCCGGTGCGAATGTCGTACCGCGCACCCTCTTTGAGACCCTGCCAGGTGTCCCACGAATTGAACCCACCGGCGATCGTGTCCTCGACGGCGAACGTGCCGCACGACGTCGACAGCCGGTACTCGCGCGAGCTGTTGCCGTCATGGCTGCTGTACAGGGTGTCCTTGGCGGTGACGGTGCAATCGTCGTGCCACTCTTGGTTATTCATCGAGCAGCCCGGCAGTGCGAGCGTGACGACCAGGCCGCCGACCGCGACGGTTGTGGCGAGCAAGTTGCGTGCGGTGCTGTTGAATTTCCTCATGGTGTGTGCTTCCTTTCAGTTGGTCGCGCCAGCAGCGAGTTGCTGCTCACGCCTGGTGATTTCGCGGGCGAGGTATACCGCGGCCTTGCGCAGATCCTCGATCGCGTCGTGCTTGAGGTCGCATCGCCAGACGTACTTGACGGTGTTGCCGAGGCAGAACCCCATGCCCTCGGTGATGTCCAGGCACTCGATCGGCCGACCGCAGCCCTTGCATGGCGGGCCGTTGTTGTAGTGCGAGGGCTGGTTGACCATGTCGGGCGTTTGCTGGTCGACCTCGCCGGCCTCGGTGTCGTCGCTGGTCAGGGCCGGGCCGGGCTTTCCCTGCGCGTTGCTGTATGCGACCTCGATCGTGTTGGGGAGGATCTGCGCGAACGGGCCGACGGCCCCGACGCCGATGCGGTACGGCGCGGTGTTCCACGCGAGCCACGTGTCGGCCTGCCGTGACCAGCCCCAGTGAGCGCCGTTGGCGTCCTGGTAGATCCACAGCGGGTCGCCCTTGGCGAGGTCGTCGCAGAACGGCAGCGACAGCTTGGGCGGCGCCTTCGCGGCGGCGGCCTGCTCACGCCAATGTGCGTTTATCGCAGCGTAATCGGGAATGAACGGCTCCCACGGCACCGGGCACGGCGGGGCATCCTCGTCGAGCAGCATGGTGCGGTCGAGCTGCTGCCCGAGCGCCTCGGCGTAGTCGGCGAGCTTCTCGCGCACCGCCAGCTCGCCAAGCCCCATGCGGTCGCACGCCTCGCACCACATGGCGAATGTCGGGTCGAACACCGTCGCCGGGTGCAGCCCGCAGACCTCGCACAGCGGGGGCGTCTCGTAGGCGTCGCTCATGCCGCCACCACCCGACGCTCAGGGCGAGCAGCGTTGCCGCGCCTGATCTCTCGGCGGTCGCGTTGCGTCAGGCCGCCCCAGATCCCGAACACCTCGCCGTCCTGCGCGAGGGCGTGGTCGAGGCACTCGTCGAGGATCGGGCACCGGCCGCAGATCCGGCGGGCAGGCTCGGCGCTCTGACCCTTGTCGGGAAAGAACGCCTCGGGGTCGGACTGCGCGCACAGCGCGTCAGCTTCCAGTTCCTTTGGCAGGGCGTGGATTGTCACGCGTTCTCGCTCTCGTCGTCCTGGTCGGCCTCGTCGTCGGCCTCGATCTGGTCAAGCACCGACAGCGGCAGGCCGTCGGTTGTCTCGCGCGTCGGCACCAAGTGCTGCAGCCCCTCGGGGCCACCGCGACCGCCCGACAGTGAGCGCAGCCACCGCGTCGCACCCGCACTGTCGACGTCGACCATCGCGGCGAGCGCCACGGTGAGCGCCGTCAGGCCGTGCCGGTCAAGCCGATTCAGCGACGCCCACACCTCGCCGGGGTCGTCGTCGCGGATCTTCTCGGCGAGCGCGAACGCCCCGTCGAGGACGTTGGCGCAGTGCTGCGAACGCGGGGCGTGATCGAAGCTGATCACCTTGCTGCCAGCCCGCGCAGCCTTGGCAATCCGCGCTGCACGCGGCGACGTCGAGGCCCGCAGCAGCAGCGCGAGTCGGATGATTGAACGGCGAGTGAAAGTGCCTGCGGCGCTGTCCCACCCATCCGCGGCCAATTCGTCACGGTGACGGTTGAGCACGTGGCGCAGGACGATGCCGTAGTCGACGCGCAGCAGTCGGCATACCTCGTCGGTCGTCGCCGTCTTCCCAACCCGCGGCCGGAACATGTCGAGCACGCCGGTGTTGGCAGCGATGCGGCTGCGTTCCTCGCGCTTGCGTGCACGCCGGGCAGCCAGTGTGGCGGCCTCGGTACTACGGCTCACTTGGCCGCCTTTCGGGTCGGGAGGTGGCCGGGGCACGTGCCGTCGAAGCGACGACAGTCGGCGCAATCGGGATTGGCTGCGGGCGTGCGCATCACGTTGACGGCGCGCATGGCGTGAGCCAGCGAGGCGACCGACGTCATGCCCTCGGCGAGGTTGGCGTCGAGAACCGTTGCGGCCTTGCGCAGCTCGTCATGCGTCAGGGTTACGAGGTTCACCAGAACCACACCCCGACCGACTGACCTGCGGCGGCCCCGCCGATGACGACCGAGGCGAGCAGCAGCAAGAACCAACCGAGGATCGCGCCGAGACGCTCACCCGGCGGGCAGTCGTCGGTGTGGTGCCGGTTGCACGGCAGGCAGTACGGTGCGGGGCGCATCATCCGAGCACCCGCACGATCCGGCCGACCAACGGCCGCACGACGAACAGCTCGACGAAATGCTCGACGGTCAGCGCCGTTTCCAGCGCCAGGCCGTACAGCACCAGGGCGACGGGCGCGTCGGGATCGTTGACGGCCCCGTCGATTTGCCTTCCGACCAGCGTCTCGACCTGCTGCGCGATTGTCGGGGCGTCCGGTCGAATGAACCCGAAGTGAGATAACATTCTCAGCGACATAACAAGTGGCTCCTATCCCTTGGTTGTGTCGGCCAGCCCCCGCCTCGCGCGGGGGTTGTGTCGTTTGTGGGGAAGTGCGGCGCAGCAACGCCTCGCCCTAGTGAGTGGGGTCGTGGGTCGCGCTTGCGGGTGGAACAGAGGTCAAAGCCCCGTTTGACGCCGCACTTCCAAGATCAGTGCGAGCCGGGCTCGCTGTAGGCGGCCTCGCTGGCGTCGCCGTCATACGCCGGAACCTCGTTCAGCTCGTCGAGCTGGCGGTGCGCCTCGCCGAGGTCGGCCAGCGTCGCGCGGTATGCCGCGTCGGCCTGCTCACGCTCGCTTTCCAGGTAGGCGATGCGGGCCTCGTCGTTGCGGATGCGATCGGCCTGCGCAGAGACGACCATCCGAGCGGCGTCACGCTCACTCGCGGCGGCGCGGCCATCGCGCAACGCGACGTTCAGTTCGGTGCGCAGCCGGGCGATCGTGGCGAGCTGGCGGGGCGCTGCCATGCGGGGTTGTGCGGTCATACGAGGGGCTCCTATCCCTTGGTGAATCAGCGGTGCTTGCGCGGACGCGTCGGCGTAAGCACCTTCGGGCGATCCGGCGGCGGCGCAACGGACTTGCGGCCCGCGGGGGTCACTCGAAACGAGTCGAGGGCTGCCTCGATATCGGCGTCGGTCATGCGCCAGTGGCGGCCGATCTTGCGACCGGGGATGCGGCCCGCGCGGACCTGCTCGGTGAGCCACCGCTCAGAGCACGGGATGCGGGCAGCCACGACGTCGAGCGGGTGCGTCAGCGTGTCGGTCGTGTTCATGCGGCGGCCTGCTCGTCGGCGTCGACCGGTTCAGCAAGGGTTGCGATCGACACGTCGAACGCCCCCGCGACAGCGGCCAACATGCCGTGCGTTGCCACACCAGACCAGTCGGGACCGAAAGCGGAGTACACGGTGCTGCGGCCGACCTTGAGTGTTTTAGCTGCCTGGTTGCGATCTTGAATCCCGTTGTCTCGCATCGCTTTTGCGACGTTCCGCGGAATCCAGCGGAGTTGGCGTGTGGGGTTTGGCACGTCCCAAAAGCTACACCAACAGTCCCGAATACGGGAACATCGGCGCGGTTACGGGAGTGTCGGTTGTGGTTCCTGTGAGTTGTGAAGTTGAGTCCCGCTTACGCAACGGTTTATTAAGAGTGCAGGTCAATACGTCCTTATTGGGCGCGTAAGCGTTGTGGTGTCCCGAAAGCTGGACTAGTGTTTGTTCAAAGCAAACCGGGCGTGTCGCAACTTGCACTCGGGGGGGATCATTCACACGGGGGAAGGAAGCGGGACGGGATATGGACGACTCTGATAAGTCGCTCGCCGCGGTGCTTGGCTATCTGGTGGGTAGACCGCTCAAGCTGCGCGAAATTCTGGAAGCACTACAAATGAGCCGGTCGCGCTATTACGTGCAGATCGAGGACGGCACGCTGATCAGGCCCGACAACCTGGTGCGGGCCGCAAATAACCTCGGCATCAACGCCGTTGACCTGCTGGCGCGGTTCAGCCTCATTTCCAACGAGGACGTGATCGACTACGCGGCCAACCTGCAGGGGGCGGTAAACCCTTCCCGGCGCACGACAGAGGGGACGGTACAGACGATGACGCCGACGGCGACGAAGCCGCGCCGCCGGTTGTCTGATCTGTCCGTGCGCCGCGGGGCGACTGCGCTTTAGCTGTGTGACGTAGAACATTGCGTCCCGTTTCTGGGACTGGTTGTACATTGACGGGGTGACCTTTGCTGCCGTCGCTGCCGCGACGCTCTCGCTACTTTTCCGCTACCCGGCACGGCGCGTGCCGGGTGAGCGGGGCGCGACGACAGCAGTTTTGTTGCTCGGCCTCGGCGTATACCTCGTCAGTTCCGACACGCCCATAGGTGACTGGCTGTATCCGATCACCGGCACCGGATACGCCGACACGTTCGTCGGTAATCTCTGCTGGATCGGCGGCCTAGTTGCGCTGCTGCATCACGTCCTCGACCGGCTCGCCGACCATCCCGAGCAGGTGCAATTCTTCGACGCGCTGCTACGGTGGCCGATCACCTTCGCCGTGCCCATGATGCTTGCTGCGATGTACTTCTCGCACCCGTTGGCGCTGGCGCCGGTGCCCGACATTGGGGACGCTCACGCCGACATCTGGCTAATCGCCTATCGGGTGCTGTATTACGGCACTCTCGTCTACCTGTGCGCGCTACTGCTGCGCACCCTTCCGATCGTCAAGCGTGACGACGGCCGATCGTGCTACGTGAGCGTGCTCTACATGCTCGCCGCCGGAACGATCCTGTTCGGGCTGTGCACGCGGGTGCTGTCCTACATTGACACGCTCTGGTGGCTGCACCTCGTCTCGCCGATCACGCGCTGCTGCTCGGTGATCACCGTCGCGGTGGCCGCCGCGGTGTCGTGGTTCCTCAAAGCGCGCGAAGCTGCGCACCCGCGGTGCGCCGAGGCTGCGCAGGGCGTGCAGCGTGCGCATTGGCTCGGCTGTCAGCCCGACGTGTAGCTAAGTGCCGGCGTCGCACCGATTGTGCGCCTGACCTGCAGGTGCGCATCTGCGCAGCAAAGAGCCCCCGACGACGACGCGCCGGGGGCTCCGTTGTGTGCGGCTAGCTGCGGCGGCCGAGCTTGGTCGCCATCGCCGCAGCCAGGGCCTTGCCGCTGGTGCGGTCGAGGTGCCCGTACACGTCGACCGTGACCTTGATCGACTCATGCCCGAGGTGCTGCTGAATGGCTGGCAGCGGGACACCGGCACCAATCAGCCAGCTCGCGCAGGTGTGCCGCAGGTCGTGCACGCGCGGCCTCACGCCGAGGTCTGCACGCTTCAGCGCAGGCCCCCACACATTCGAGTGGAAATTGTTGTGCCGAACCGGGTTGCCCGCGTTGTTCGTAAACAGGTACTCGCCGCTGTAGTCGAGGGCGTTGAGCACCGACGGGTCGACGTTGATCGTGCGCCGCGACGCCGCGGTCTTTGGTGCACCGATCGAGTAACTGCCCTTTGTGTATGTGCGCTTCGACGCACGCGATATGCGCACCGTGCCCTCGTCGCGGTTGACGTCGGACGGCCGCAGTGCGACGACCTCTCCCCACCGTGCACCGGATGCGACGAGGAACTCGACGAGCGGCTGCCAATGCAGCGTCACGTTGTCGTGCAGCTTGGCGTACTGGTCGTGAGACAAGAACACCATTTCGGCCCTCTCAGTGCGCGGCAGGCGTGCGCTCGCCGCCGGGTTGGCGCTCATGCGCCCGGCACGCACAGCGGCGTTCAGCGCCGACGACAGAAACCCGTGCTTATTGCTGATCGTCTTCCCGGCGAGTCCGCGCTCGGCGAGGGCCTGTACCCACAGCGCCACGTCGTCGGACGTGAGCGACGCGAGCGGGATCTGCCCGAGCACCGGGTCGATATCCTTGGCGACGCACTTCTCGTAGTCGTACAGGGTCGACGCCTCGACGCCCGTCTTGTGGTCGAGATAATGCCGCAGCCACATGGCGAGCGTGTACTGCCGTCGAGCCGGGTCGAGCTGCTCAAGCACCTCGACGGCCTTGGCCGGGCCGAGCGTGTTGCACAGCCGCCGAAATTCCTCACCCTGCGCCGCGTCGTCGAACGACGTCGAGGTTTCCTCGCCGTCGAGCCGGTAGCGGACTTGCCAGTACGTCGAGCCATCTTTGCGGGAGCGTTCACGAAGGGATGCCATAGCGGCAGATACTACGGAAATGTGGACGTGGGCGTGGACGCAAAAACGCCCCGGTCAGATTTTGTATCTCTGACCAGGGCGTTCCTGGGTGGAGCCGCCGGGAATCGAACCGGGACACATACGAGGCTCTGACCTGCACAGACGCCTAATTCGGCCCGTCAAACCACGCGAAAATACGTGCAAACCCGCAGGTCGACGGGAGCCTCGTGGACGCGGTCCACATGCCGTCCACGCGGGCGTGTCGTTTGCTGGCCGCCGCAGGGTGTGCCGGGTATCGCGCGCATATTCGCAGGCTACCGCACGAAAACGCCCCCGCCGGTGAACCGGTCGGGGGCGCCTCGGGGCGAGCTGGCTACGCAACGTCGAACAGCGTCAGCTCGTCGTCGTCGTCGCCCTGGTCGTCGCCGTCGAGCAGCGAGTCGGCCCACAGCGTGAGCACCGACTGCGGCTTGCGGTACGGCGCCGCGACCGTGGGGTCGATGTTCTCGCGCCAGCGCAGCGCCCACAGCAGGCAGTTGGAGCACTTGGCGTGCGTGCAGCCGGGCAGCGGGGCGTTGCGCCGGGCGTTGTACGACCAGCCCATCGAATCGGCCGTCGTCAGCAGGTGCCCGTACTCGCGCAGGCCGAGCGACTTGACGCCGAAGCCGTGCACCGGCAGGCCGGGGTCGCGGGCGAGGATCGCCTCGAACACCTCGCGGATCTCGCTGGTGTGCTGGCGACGGCACACGCTGCCGACACCGACCAGCGGCACGGCGCCGAGGTCGACGCCCGCCTCGGCGTACATGTCCATGCAGCGCAGGTAGTCCTCGACGGCGTAGCCCTGCAGCACCGGCATAAACGGGCATTCCTCGTCGCTCGCGGCGGCCCAGAGGGCGCACAGCTCGATGTAGTTGGCGACGGTGCGGCGCTGGTGCTCGACGACGCTCAGGCCCGTCTTGGCGATCATGTCGGGCTCGCACATCCAGTCCTGCGGGGCGGCCCATTCCAGCTTGCCGATCTCGCGGTCGTAGCGCAGCACCGCGGCGACGTACTCGGCGGGCGTGGTCTGCCACTCGCCGAACATGCTCAGCTCGGAGAACCCGCCGGAATCGAGCGCCCAACGCTCGGCGGCGACGGGCAGCTCGCCCTTGAGGCGCATCAGGCGCCGGTGCGAGACGAACAGCGGAACGCCCGCGGTGCGCAGCCAGCTCGGCTCATGCGTCCCGAGGTAAAAGTGCTCGATCATGTTGGGCTCCTATCCCGTCGGCGTTTGTTGCCATGCATACAGTAGCACGGTGTTGCCATACATACAAAACGCCCCCGCCGGTGTCGACGGGGGCGCTGCGGTCGGGCCGCCGCGGGCTACTCCAGGTGGCCGAGCGTCTGGTCGATCGCGCGCAGCCGGGCGTCGTTCTCGTCGATCGCGCGCTGCAGCTTGGCGATGGCACGGCGGTGCCCGAGGTTTTCCTGCTCGATTGCGAGGCGCTCAGACCGCGCGAGAGCGATCAGCTCGCGCCTGGTGAGGGTTTGGTGCGGTGCGGCCATTTGTGGGCTCCTGTCGCCGTTGGTCCCGTTTACGGTACTACTCGTTTCTGTGAACAGCGGGAAGCCCCCGCCGGTGTCGGCGGGGGCCTCGGGCCGAGCTACTTGACCTTGGGCGTCTTGTGCTTGCGCAGGACGCCGTACGTGGTGACGATCTGCCGCGACGCGCACGTCGGGCACTCGCCGTACACGCTGCGGCGCCGCGGGTCGCTCTTGGTGCCCTCGACCGGCCGCTCGCCCGATCCGGCGCACTGGTCGGCGGGGGCCGCCTTGCCGATCGTCCACTCGACCGGCGCCGACGGGAAGCACTTGGTGCACAGCATCGCGCCGTGCTCGGCGACGGCCTCGGCCTCGGTCTCGCCGGAAAGCTCGGGCAGCCAGCCAATGCGGGTCGTGATGCGCAGCGACGAGCAGGCGCGCGAGCGGTGAATGTGCCCGCCGGGCACGATGAAGAACCGCAGCCAGCCCTTGTAGTTCGCTTCCTCATGCGCGTCAATCGCGGTGTTGGCGGCGTTCATGGCGTCCTTCGCCGGGGCGTACGCCTCGATCGCACGGACGTAGCCCTCGCGGTTGTACCGCACGATCGTCTCGTCGTCGGCGCGGACCTGCGCGGCGGCGAGGGCCTCGTCGTGGCTCATCTTCCAGTACCCGGCGTACGACTTGTTATCGCCCGCGGCGCTGTGCAGCCGGTTGGCGGCGCTCTCCCAGGTGTCGTGCGCCGCGAAGTACGCCTCAGTCAGCTCGGCGAGGATGCGGTCGGCGGCCTTGGCCTCGGTCTTGGTGTAGGTGGCTGCTGCGTTCATCGGGGGCTCCTATCCCTCGGGCGGCCGGTCGGCCGCTGTGTGTATGTAAACAATAACCCACGGCTGTATGCATGTCAACACGAACGCAAAACGCCCCGCCGGTGCGTCGGCGGGGCGTCCTGGTGACCGCGGGACTAGTCGAGGAACTCGACGTCGGGCGTGGCGACCGACTCGACAGCGGACAGGTGCACGTCGTGCGCGAACCCCCAGTACCGCACGCGGATGCGGTTGCCCGCCGGGCACTCAGGGTGCACGACGGCGTAGTCGACGAGCACCGTCATCTTGCGGCGCTTGCCGTCACGCTCGCGGTAGACGATCACGACCGGCATCGCCTTGCCGATCGCCACGACGAGCGTGCGCCAGCCAGCGGCGTCGATGTGCCCGTCGGCCTCGGCCGCCTCGGTGGCGAGGGCGCTCTGCGCCTGCCAGTTGCGCGGGATCTCGACGCCGTTGAGGCTGCCGGTCGAGAGGGCCATCGGGTACGTGGTGTTCAGCATGTCGGGCTCCTATCCCTTGGCGTTGTTGCCATGCAAACAGTAACCCGACAACTGTCTGCATGTCAACACGACACCGCTACGGCTCGACGGGCATCCGGTGCACGCCGTACGACACGCTCACGCCGCCGACCTCGTAGTCGCCCGAAATGCTGCCGTTGTCCGCGGTGGCGCTCCCCTGCGGCTCGACGTCGCCGAGCCCGTACTCGACGAGCTTCTCGACCAGGCGCCCGATCGCACTCTCGCGCGAGGCGTGAACCGACTGCCACCCGTCGTAGTCGCCGCCCTCGGGGCCTTCTGCCTCGACGTCGAGCACCCACACCTCGCCGGGCTGCGCCAGCAGCTCCGACAGCGCCGCAGCCATAGCTCGGCCAGCCTCGGCCGCCTCGGGGCCACACACGACCGTGCTCGGCATCGCCTGCCACGCCGCCAGCGCAGCCCTGGCCGCCGCGCTCACAGCCGCAACCCGCTGTCGACGAAACCGACGACGCGCTGCCCGCCGGGCACCTTGAGGTCGACGTGCACGGGTTCGCCCATCCTCCACTCGATCTCGCCCTGCACTACGTTCGACCATCGGACGAACCCGAGCCGGTCTGCCAGCCGGTCAATCAGCTTGCGCATGGTCACCGATCCTTTTTGCCGCGGTACTTGCGCACGGTCAGCCGGTTGATCCCGAGGCGCTGCGACAGGCTCAGCTCGCTCGCGCCGTCCTCGACCGACAGCAGCACGATCATGCGGGCCGCCGCGGTCGCCTTCTCGTATTCCTCGCGGGCCTGCGCCAGTTCCTCGCCGACGGCCTCGGCGATATCGGCCTCGTCGCACAGGTAGCGCGCGGCGGCCTCGATCGCAGCGTGCCGACGGTGCGCGTTGTCGTCGCCCGGCATGTCGGCCTCGATCGCCTCGACGGTGTTCTCGTATCGCGGCACGTTCAGCGCCGGGATCGTGCGGCGTCGACCTTGGATGGTTACCGGCAATCCTCGCGGCATGTTTGCCCTTTCCTCGGCGCTCAGTTCGCGCACTGTTGTTGTCGCGGTGGTCATCTCATCGGCTCCTATCCGGTGGGTTGGTGTTGCGATGTCAACAGTACGGCACCCGTGTATGCACGTCAACAGCACAACGCACAAAACGCCCCCCGCCGGTAAAGGCGAGGGGCGCATGAGGTGTTTGCCGGATACCGGCCGTAATCGTCATCGGTGCAGGTCAGCGCCAATGGCGCCAAGGTGTGCCGGCGTTAGCTACAGCACGCCGAGGTTGGACACCTCGCCGTTGCGCAGTAGGTACGTGAACGCCCCGCGGCGAGACTCGCCACCCTGCCGCTCGCGGAACCAATCGCTGCCGCAGTCCATCGTCGGCGAGCACACGATCGCCTTGGTGGCGTGCAGTTCCATCGCCCCGACATGCCAATGCCCGTGCTGCAGCAGTTGCGTCGCCCCGGCGGGCTGGTTGTGCACGCCCTGCTTGGCGAGCCAGTCGAGGCCCTTGCCCTTGGTGAACTGGTGCCCGTGCACGACGGTTACCACGGTGTCGCCGACGGGCACAGTCATCGAGCCAGACCATGCGTCGGGCACCCGAACCTCGACGTGCCCGTACACATCTGGCGCCAGGGCCATCGCATCGCGCACGGCGATGGCGGCCTCGGTCGCCCACCCGTCGCCGGGGTTGGTGTTCCACATGCGATGCGCCTGGTCGTGGTTGCCGTTCACGACGTCGAGCTTGACCTCGGGGGCGCCGCGGAACGTGTCGACCGCCTCAAGCATCAGCCGACGCATGAGCCGGTACTGCTCGGTGATCGTCTCCTGCGTCAGCCAGGCGTTGGCGCCCTTCTGCGACACCACGCCCTCGCAGATATCGCCGGGCATCGAGATCTGCACGCCCGCGATCCCGCGGCCCGCCAGCTCGCGGAACTGCCGCCCCGCCGCGTCGAGGGACTGCACGAACTGCTCGACGATCTGCTCGGTACTTCCGTCACGTGACCGCTTGCCGAGCTGCAGATCTGCGGCCTGGAAGACGTACCAATACGGCGAGCTGGCGGTGCCGATCGTCGGCACCTTGCGGGCGTTGGCGATCAGCGCCTCAAGCCCCGTCGTCGGGTCGGCCTCGACGACCTCGCACCGCAGCCGGTACGCGGCGAGCCATCGCTCGTCGTAGGTCTGCCAGTGCGACTCGCGCAGCACCTCGACTATTCGCCACTTGTCGGGGTCTTTCCCGACGGCGCGCAGAATGTCGGCGTACTCGATCGGCTGGCCGGGCGCCGCCTCGACGGGGCCTGTCTCAATCGTGGCGCCGCGGTTGTCAAACTCCACGGTCGGCCGGTGCGGGACGTCAGGCGCCGCCGGTGTTGCGAGACGATCAGCTAGCGACACGTGCGCCCTCTCGGTTGTGAATGCGGATGCACTCGGCGAACCGGGCGCGCTGTACGGTCAGCGGCCGGTCAGGATCATTGGCGCACTCGCGCCAGAGTTGCGACACATTGCCGCCACTGTCGACCCACTGGTCGAACGCCAACCGGTCGGCCTCGTCGAGGCCCTGATACCACCGGCACGACGCGCAGCCCGTCGGGGCGAGAGCGATAGGCCCGAGGCGTGCAGCCAAGCCCACGGTGCCCCCTTTCACGTAAGGACCGCCGCAGCGGCCGGATCTGCGCGCCAAAGGCGCTCGTACTCAAAGAAGTCGCGGTGCTGTGTCGAGTAGACGTGCGCGGGGTTGTTCGCGTTGTCGACGTCGTGCCGGTGATGCCAGCGCGAGTCATAACCCGACCACGCACGGAACGCGCGCACCGTGTCCTGCAGCTCGTCAATATCGAGCACCTGCTGCTTGGACACCGCGGCGATCGACAGCAGCCGGGCCTCAAGCACTTGCAGCGCACTCTCGCCGTCGGTCTCCCACTGGTGTCGCACCTTCTCGACAGCCTCGGCGACCTGCATGGCGTCGATCGGCTTGACCTTGTTTGCCTTGCGCTCAGCCCACCAGCGGCCCAACGGGATTCGCTTGGCGATGGCGTCGTACTTCTCGATCGCCTGCCCGATCACGTACAGCGAGAACACGGCCGCCGCGCCGTAGGCGAGCCAGCCGTCGGGCAGGTGCTTGATCAAATCGAGTTCAGACATGCTTGCGGCGCCTCGCGTAGGCCCAGTGACCGAGCGCGAAAAACGCGAAGTCATACGGGGATACGTATCCGTAAATCGGCTCGCGGGACAGAACACCGATCATCGACGAGAACGCGAACGCCCCGAACAGCGACAGCAGCCCCACGTGCGCGATGAACGCGAGCCAAGCCCTATGCGTCCACCGCAGCACGGTGCCGTCGTACGCCATCCACGCCTCGCCGATCAGGCCGAGGACGCCACAGAAGATGAACAATGCGCCCCACACGCCGAGCGGCGCCGACTGCTCTAGCTCCGTGTAGAGAGCCGACGACGCATCGGGGGTTGACATGTAGTTGAAGCCCCGCACGATCGCCTCGACGAGCAACGCCTGTTGGACAATGCGCAGCGCGAAGTTAGGTACGAAGCGGTACGTCATGCCGCGTGCGCTCCGGTCGCGGCGGCCTCGTCGCGCTTGGCGGGATCACTCGACGTGCGGGTGTTGGTGGCCGCCAGGGCGCCGCCGAGCACAGCGACGATCGCCGCCATGAGAGGCGTCAACGTCGAGTCAGTCGCCCAGCCGAAGCCGACGACGAACGCCTGTACAGGTGGCAACAGGCCATAGACCCACCGCCGGAACCCGTCGCGGGTATTGGCGAACGCAAGGGCCGGGCTGGCGATGCCGAGCACCAGAGCAACGATCAGCTTTGCGCTGTCCTCGCTGGCGACATTCCAGGTGACCATTGCCGTAACGAGGTACGGGCTCAGCACGTGGATCTGCAGGCGCAGATCCTCCCACGTGCGGATGCCGAGGCGATCGTTTGCGAACGCCACGACGGCCGCCCAAACCCTATGCAACATGCCGACTATCGTCTCAGCGGGTCGGTTCATTTCGGCCTCTCAGGCCGCCATCGCGCGCATGTGGGCGACGGCGTGCTCGTAGTAGGTGACACCGGGCGAACGCTCGCGCAGGTGGTACTCGGTGTGCGCAGCGGTGACCGGCTTTTTGCCGAAGAACACCATTGCCTTAACGATCGCCTGCACGGCCGCCGGGAACTCCTGCAGCGGGCTCTGCAGGATGCCCATTACCTGCTGCACGATGCCGAACACGTCGGTGATGTTCGACAACTTGATCAGCCGGAAAATCGCCGTCATGTCCTCGCCGACGTCGTTGTTTGGGACGTTGGCGTAGATGTCGCCGGGATCGAACTCGTCGACCCAGAACGACGGCGTGCCGACGAGATTCTTGTCGGAGATCCCACGGCCGCCGCTGGTGTCCAGCTCGCGGCGCGGGTTGCCGAACGTCGAGCCCGCCATGAGCTTGTGCTCGACGTGCTTGAGTCGGCCAGTGCGGAACTCGTCGAGCAGGTCCGACGTGACCCATGCGCCTTGCGAGTAGCCGCACAGCCCGTAGCCGTCGGGCACCTCACGCGACGGCTTGGCCTCATGCTGCAGGACCAGGCTCACGCCCTCGTCGACACCGATCTTGGCCGAGGCGCCCATCGGGAACGTCTTGGCCGGGTACTTGCCGATCGGCTGGAAGTAGTACAGATCCTCCATACGCCGCGCGAGGTCGGCCGGGTAGCCCGTCCACATGTCGACGCCGGTGCCCTGCGCGGTGAGCAATACGGGCTTACTCACAGAGCACCGCCCTTGCGCAGCACGCACTCGCTGCCGCCGAGCGCGCAGGAACCGTCGCCGTCACCGGCGGTCAGCGTGCACGACGCGCCTGTCTGCGCGCATACAACCTTGGCCGCTGGCGGGGGCGTCGGGACGTCGGCCGGGGTGCTCGGCGCCGTCGGGCTCGTCGACACCGGCGGGGCGCTGGCGAGGATGCGCTGCGCGAGCTGGCGATCGGCCTGCCGGTCGGGGTACTTCACCGGGTCGGCCGCCGCGAGCGCGCGGAGCTGCGCGAGGGCGCCGGGGTCGCCGATCTTGGCGAGGTCGACCATCAGCGCAACGTGATCGTTGGCGTCGTCGTTCAGCGCGATGCCAGCGGCCGTGTCGATCAGCCCCTCGCCGAGGGCGCGCAGCGGCGAGCGGGACGGGAACCGCTTGCGGAACTCGCCGGTATTGGGGGCTGCCATCCAGCGCAGCAGGTCGAGCACCTCGCGCTGCTCGGCCGGGGTGAGTGCGGACAAGGGATTATCCTCCTGTTGAGTTGTTTCGATACCGAGCGCCGCCGCGAATGCGGTTGGGGTGAGCCCGTTTGCGGCGTTCATGTCGCAGTTGCCGAACGGCGGGGCGCCCTCGGGCAGGCCGCCGCCGTAGCCCCGCCCGTCGGTGTACTGGTGGGCGATCATGCCGGGATACGTTGGGAGACGGCCGTACCCGGCGACGACCAGGCGAACGCCCTCGGGCTTGCGGGGCCAAAGGTTGTTCAGGTCGCCGGTGTTGCCGTAGCCGATCACCTTGCGCCGGTCGCCGACGAATGCGGCGATCGACTCAAACGCGGCGTTGATCCCGTCGGACTGGTCGCCGCCGATCTGGCCGCCCCAGCTCTCGACGTCGAGCATTACCGCCATCTTGGGATGCGGCTGCCCTACTTGGCTTTTGAACGTCTCGACCGCTGCGCGCCAGTCGGGCCGCCAGACGAAGTAGACGAGGAAGCACGCGAGGCGCCCGTCGTCGGCCGCCCGCTTGCACCAGGCGTAGTTACTCGCCCAATCGAGATCGCGGTGCGTGCCATCGTTGGATCGGATGCACAGCACCCGGTACCCGGCGTCGGTGTACGCGTCGGTTACGGGCACCTGCCATTCGGACACGTCGGCGTAGAGCGTGTCAGCGGGCTCGGGGATCGCTGGCGTGGTGCCGTCCTCGACGATCGCGCCGGGCAGGTACGCCCACGCGTTCGCGTATGGGTTGTCGATCGCCCATGCCTTCGGGGCCGTCACCAGGCCCTTGCTGCCCGCCGACTCGATCCGCATCCCGTCCAGCTCGCCCCACATGTGCGAGTTGGCACCGCCGCCGGGGCCGTGATGAAACGCCAGCTTGGCGACGGCGTTGGCCGGAATGTCCTGCGGCCGTGCGACTGCCACAGTGCCGAAGGGGCCGGGCGCCCCGTCGGGAAGCGAGCCACCTTCGCTCTTGCGTCGGTACGACTCGGTGGTCGCGCCCTCGGACTCGCGGCCCCACAGGAACCGGCCGACGGCCATGCCGAGCGCGTCATTCCAGACACCCGAGCAGTCCGTGCCTTGCTTGAGGTTCGACGCCGAGAACATGCCGCCGAATGCGTACGGGTCGCCCAAACGGACCCGCACCAATTGCTTGGCCGCCTCGATGTTCGCGCGTGTAATCAACTGTCTGCCTTCACTTTCGGGGGATTAAGCGGCGAGGTCGTACACGTGCGACGGCGTGACGTCGATCGAGCCCGCGGCGTTGAGAGTGACGCCGGGCGTCAGCGGCTTGGCGTACAGGAACGTGCCGTCGGACTTGCGCACGCTGTAGTAGGCGACAGCGACGCCGCCCGGTACACCGAAATTGATTGTGCTGCCGACGATCTGCGCCTTGCCTGCGTCGCTACCGCCGGACACGATCGCCGCGGTGCCCCACGTGGTCGTCTTGCGGGCGTACGTCCCGCCGGTAATTTCGTTCGCGCCGGTCGTGCCGGGATCTGCAGAGTGCAAACTGATCAGGCCGCCCTGCGCCCCGATCGAGGCGATAACCGCCAGCTTGAAAGCGTCGGCCGCTCCTGCCATGTCGTGCTCCTATTCAGTTGTTAGCCACGTGCCGCGCGCACGACGAATCGCCGCAGGTCACTGGTAGTTGTGGGGGTTGGCCGGCGGTTTTGCTACTGGTAGGCGCGGAACCATGCGGAGCCGATGCCACCGGGGCCGCCGCCGCTGATACCTTGGAACAGGCCGCCCTGACCGCCACTGCCGCCACCGCCCGGCGGGTTGCCCGACTTGGTGTAGCCGCTCACCTCGGCGCCGCCGACGTACAGAACGCCGTTGACGGTTTGGCTGCCAGGGCTCAGGCCGACACCGTTGCCGCTGCCCGCCGCAGCGCCACCGGCCGCGCTCAATGTCGTTGCGCCGACGATCGCCGTCGTCGCGGTGCCGCTGGTGTAGTTGTTGGGGGCGCCACCCTTGCCGCCCGCGCCCACCGATCCGGTGATCTGCGCCAACGTCCATGCAAGGTCGACGCCGCGGGTGAGTGTGACTATCTGCCAAACGCCCGGCTTGCCGCCGAGGCCCATGTAGTTACCGGCGCTGCCACCTTGGCCGCCACCGCCACCGCCGAGCAGCACGACGTCGATCGCCCGGCACCACCACGGGATCGTGTACGTGTAGGCACCGGCCGCCGTGATCTGCAGTGCCGCCGGGTCATTCGCCGGGAAGGCGCCCACAGCCGACGCCGCGCTCGACGAGATCGCTTGAGCGGCCACCTTCAGCAGTGCCGCCGCGGTCGCGGTGCTCGACCCGATCGCCGACGCGACGATCTTGGTAACCGTCGCCGCCGACGCATAGCTCGTCGACACCGCAGGCCCGTTGGCGTAGTAGTGCTCGCGGGCCGTCGCGGTCGCATAGCTCGTCGACACCGCGAGGGCCGCCACCTTCAGCAGCGCCGCAGCCTGCGCCGCGCTCACGCTGCGCGCCTTCGCCGTCACGGTGAGCGCGACGGCCGCCTGCGCCTGCGACAGGCTCAGTGCAGCCGCCAGCTCGTTAACCACGGCGTGCCACCCGACGACGGGGGCGTGACCCGCGGACGGTTCGGGGTTTACCGCCCAGCCGCGGGCCTTGCGTTGGAATGGCTGCGGATCACTCGACCACGCCATCGCGCCACCTCTCAGTCGTCAGGGGATTGCCGCGCCGTCACCCACACGCACCCGGTGCCGCCGTTGGCGCCCTGCAGGTACGGGGGGCCACCCGAGCCACCACCGCCGGGCCTACTGCCGGGGGCGGTGTTGGCGTCGTTGCCGCCGAAGTACGTTTTGCCGCGGAACTGGTAGTTAGGTGCGCCTTGACCGTATGAGTGCCCATTCGGGTTGCCGCCGTTGTGCGTCGGACCTTGGCCCGACCACGGCCCGCCTTCGCCGACGAGCTGCTGCTGCACACCGTTGACGTCGAGCCACGTGACAGCGGACGTGCCGCCCGCATTGCCCGCGCCGCCGGTGATCGTGCCGCCCGCGGCGACCACGACGGTTACCTGCCTCGCGTTGGCCGGGAAGTCGACGCCACGCTGCAGCGTCTTCGACGCCCACGTGCCATACCAACCGCCCTGACCGCTGGTGAACGCGAACGACGAGCCACCCGCGCTGCCACCACCGATGAGCACAATGTCGAGGTACTGCGCCCACTCGGGGACGTCGTAGGTGTACGTGCCCGCTTCCTCGTACTCGGCCGTGCTCGGCGGCTCGTAACCCGCTGGCACGTTGGAGATCCCGAGCGAGACGTACGGCAGGCCGCCGGTATAGACGACGTTCGCCGCGGGGATGATGCCCGCCGACGGGGCTCGCCCGCCGGTGACCGGATTGCGCGACGCGCCGAGGCGCCGGGGCGCCGCCGTCGGATGCAGCGGAACCCACGACGACGCAATGCCCGCGACCTGGTGCGTGCCGCTGCCGGTGAGAATGAACTCGACGGCCAGGACGTCGCCCGGCTCGACCACGGTTTGATTGGCGAACGAAAACACGTACGCCTGCCAGGCCGCCGCCGCGGTGAGTTGCGACTGCAGATCCGGCGAGGTGTGAATCAGCGTGAGGTCGCCCGCGGCGTTCATCCGGTAGACGTTCACGAAGAAACCGGTGATATTGGCGACGCCGCTGCCGATCCACTGCACGAAGCCCTTGGTCGACCCCTCGGCGCAGCGGACGAAGCCCATAGGCGCCACGGTCGACGTCACCGCGACAGTCGGCATCGTTGTGCCCGAAGCAATCTCAGTCAGCGGGAACGATGCCTCTACCGTGTCAGCCAGGCCCACATATGCGGGCTTGTTGCGACGCTCGGACAGGATCGCGGTGTGCGCCTGCGCCAGCCGCACGGCCTGCGTGATATCGAGCGACGTCTGCTGCGCCGCCTGCGCGAGGGCCGCCATGTTCTTGCCCGTGCCGTGCTGCCCGGTGAACGCCGACCACAGGTAGTCGATCGTGTTCTGAATCGACTCGCCGATATTGGCGATCCCGTTGATGCCTTCCATGACGATGTTGGGCAGGGTCGGAATGTTCTTGACGTTGATCAGTTGCGACGCGTCGAAACTGCCGTCGAGCCCGAGGTGCACGATTCGGTCGATGATCGAGTGAATGGTGCCGCCGATCCCACCGGCCGCCGCGTTGAGAAACTCCTGCCACTTGTCGAGGCCGAGCGTCTTGCCGATCCGGTCGAGCGTGTCCTCGATCGCCGCCCATGCGCCCGCCAGCTCGTCGCCGAGGCCGTCCACGAAGTCGATGTGCAGCAGGTTGGTGCCCTTGGCGAGACGAAGGTCGTCGAACCAGATCGAGCCGACCGTCGCGCCGTTGGTGACGGCCAGGCGCAGCCGCACGCTGGCGACGCCCGTAGCGGGGACGGTGTACGTGCCGCTGAGCTTCACCCAGTCCGACGTACCGCTCACCGCGGCCATGAGCGCCACGGTGGGACGGTTCGGGGCCGCTGTCGCCTGCGTGGCGCCCTTGGTGTCGCTGTACGCCGTCAGCCCGAGGTATATCGAGCCGTTGGTGCCGGTGACGTTGGACCGCTTCACCCAACCCTCGACGTCGAGCTTGGTGCCCGGCGCGACGGGGATCAGGTCGACGCTCAGTAGTTCGTGGATCGTGCCGTCGGCCAGCGTCAGCGCCGAGCCGGGCGAGGTACGCCCGACGGTGCTGTCGAGCGTCCACTTACCCGCCGGGTCGTCGATCGCCACGACGTCGGTAAAGGCGCCGTTGGGCAACAGGTTCGGCGACGCCTGCGAGACGTGACCGAGAGGCAGCAGCGGCAACCGGCCGGGGTCGATGATGCCGAATAGCTGGTCGCCTGCCCACTTGGCGAGCTGCGCCAGGCCCGACAGCGGGGCGCCGACGTACCCGAGTACCTGCGCGATCATGTCGGCGATGTGCTGCGGGTCCAGGGCGCCGCCGATGATGTCACCGAGCGACAGCACAAGCGCCTGCGGCGAGGACAGGTCGAGGCCCGTCAGCTCCTTTAGGCCCTTAAGCCATTGCTTCCAAATTTCGGCCGCGTCGAGCTTGGGCAGCTTGGCGGGCTCGCCGAAGATCGACCGCATGGGATCGCGGTCGACGTTCAGCGGGTTGCGATCGAACACCGGAGGCATCTAGTTATCCCCCGTTCGTCTTGCGCCAGGCCGACTCTGCGGTCAGCCACTCGATCTGCGTCTCGGAAACTGCGCCGGTGCCGGTGAACTCGCGCCACACGTACTCGTCGGCGCGCAGCGGGAGGTACTCGGCGATCTTTGGCGGGAGGTCCGTCCACGGCACCTCACGCTCGGCGTACTCGACGATCGTCAGCCCGTCGAAACCCGCGGCGTTCTCAAACGACTCGCGGGTGAGCCACCGCACGGTGTCGACGTCGATGCCAGGCTCAAGCGGGACGATCGTGCGGTAACTCTTGGTGTACGGCATGGTTCTACTTCCCCTGCGGCACAACGAGAATCGTGAGCTGCGCGCCGTTGCGGTTGAAGATGTAGGCGCCGAACAGACCGTCGTTGTACAGGTTGACATTGATACGGGCCGACGCACCGGCCGCCACGGTGGCGACACCGTTGTCGGGAGACACCGCCACCGCCGGGTCAGAGCCAGACGAGAAGTGCGGCAGAATGTTCGACCACGACGCGATGTTGCCGAAGCCACGGCCGATGAGCTGGCCGCTCTGCGGATCGCCGAGGCGCACCTCGACGCCGATCGTCAGCGGGTCGCTGTCGAACTCAAGCCCAAAGGCTTTGAGGTGCCCCGTCACGTACGGGGTCCACGCGTAGTCCTGCGGCTCGACGGTGTACGACAGAATCGACTGCCGCTGCGCGAGGCCGGTGAACGGCGTAAACGCCGCCTCGGGAACGGAATACAGCCGCGGGTGCTTGGCCGCGTAGTCCGACGGCACCCACATCTGCTTGAGTTCCGACCAGACGATCGAGTTGCCGTCAGCCGGGGGCTCGCTGTTGTCGTAGTCGGGGGCGTCGAGAATGTTCGTCGAGGGACCGACCGGGCCGGGAGGCGACAGCGCCCGCACCTTGATGTGCGGGTTAAGGCTTGTGCCGCTGCGGATCACCTCGTCTTTGACGCCGGGGCCGCGTTCCGACATGGGGATCGTCTCGAACTCAAACGAGATCTGCGGGGTTGCGCCGGGAGGCCCCGCCGGGCCGGGCCGCACCATCTGAAACTGATTGCCAGTCCAGACGTAGACGACGGTGCCGATCCACCAGCCCTTGCCCTTGTCGGCGAGGGTCAGCTCGTCCTGCAGCTCGACCAGTTCCGTCGGGCTGTCGAGCGGGGGCCACTGCAGATCGACCAGCGGTGCCGGGTCGCCCTTGTCGCCCTTGGGGCCGATCAGCACGTCGGTCGTGATGACGGCCTCGCCGTCGATCATCTCAAGCGTCGCGGACATGCCGCCCGGCGTGTTGCCGTCGCCGACGATGCCGTACCACGTCGCAGACATGAGCGTCTGAAACAGTGCGACCGCATCGCCCGTCAGCCGGGGCGCAAGCTCGGCCATATGGTGCTCCTATTCAGTTATGTTTGCCGACCCGCAGTGCCACCGCAGGTCAGGGCATGAAACCGGCCATGCCGGCGGGTTAGCTAGCGGTGCATGTAGCAGGCGCCGAGGCCCGAGCACTTGCACTCGTCGTCGTCGTCGTCGAACACGATCGAGGTCTGCGTGTGCCAGGCCGTGCGGGCGTCGAGGTCGACGTCGGCGGGTTCCTCAGCGAGGGGCTTGCCGGTCGCCCGGCGAATGAACTCGGCGCGGGCCGCCTCGGACAGCAGCGGCAGATCGTCGAGAGTGGCGCCGTGCAGCTCATCCTCGATCGAGTCGGGGGCGTCGACCGACACCCACTCGACCGCATCCTCGACCACACCCGGCGTGAGCGGCAGGCGCCGCTTTTTGATCACGGCCCGACCGGGGTCGACGACACAACCCGCTTGCGCGAGGTGAAACGCAAGCACCGGCAACAGATACCGGACGTCGTATCGTCGACCCCGGCTGTCGACCGGGTACTGCAGCAGCTCCGCAATATCGTGCATCGCGTCGGCGATCGTGTGCGTGCCCGGCTCGTAGTCGGGCACGTCAGGCAGAGGCGGCAATGGTGGCAACACTTAGAACATGTCTCCTGATCCGAATAGGGTGCCAAGCGCGTTCCAGAACGACGCGGCATCGCGGGCCAATTGGGCTAGGCCGCTTTCTGATTCCGTGTCATCACCGATCGACAAGTCGTACGTCTTGGGCGTCGTCTCGTCGTAATGCAGCTTCAGAGCCGACACCTGATCGGTGTGATAGATACGGTCGATCTCGAAATGGCAACGCGTACCGAGGTCGAAGTCGTAGAACAGCGTGTGCTGCCCACCATTTCGCACCGACACCTTGAACGCCTGATAGGCGCGCGTCTTGTGGTGTCCCTCTGCTAGCGTCATCGCAGACGCCACGGTGTACGCCGATCCGCTACCCTGCTCAAAGTGCTCTAGGTAGCCGTACGGCCCAGACCTAAAGGCGCGCACCGGATCTGTTGCCTGTATGTAGGCCAACAGCACGTTGTCGGCCTGCCCCTGATAAATTTCCTCCATGCCCGAGCTGCCGGGCTGCTGGTAGGAACCGGCGGGGCCAGCCATGATTACGGCCGAAAGTTGGCTCAGCGCATACTTGATCAAAAATGTCTGCGTTTGGTTGAGCCAGCCAGGCGAGCGTCCACCCGTGGTCACCTTTTGAGCCTTCGCGCGAAACATGCTGTGCTCAGCCGAAATAATCGCCGACTGATCCGTATCACGAAACACTATGTCGGGCACCGGCGGTGCGATGCCGAGCAGGCCGCGGATGAACGGATCGGGCTCCCCGTCGCCATTGCGGTCGATCGGAAAGAGCGTGCTCAGAATGTTGTCGGCCGACACTGCGATCAGGTCGAGCGCACCGTCGATAGCCGTGCCGGTGATACCGACCGTGCCCGACATGTCCTCTACCGCAAGCACAATGCAGTTCCGCGACGGCCGTGCCGCCTTCTCGCCGATCAGCAGAGCAAGCTCGGGATGCGGGCTGTCCTCGTCCTCGGTCAGCCATGTGTACGCACGCACGTGACACCCGGCGTACTTGAGCAGCGCGTCGCACACGTCGTGCGCGTTCTGCCACCGCGACATGAGCACCGATAGGCGCGACCTGTCGAACACCGGATTGACGAACTGCATTTGCACAGGCCAGTTCAAAGGGTTGAGGTTCAACACATTTGACGCCTCGCCGACCCACGCGCCGGGGTTGAACAACTGCGTAGGCAGCGCCAACAGCGGGTTGTAGTTGCGAGCGAGGTTGATGAAACCCGTTCCGCTCACGATGGTTCGGGTGTTGCCGATGTTGAGCCAGGCCCGCAAGGGCTGCACCTCGGGCGCCGAGAACGGGGTCGCACCGAATAGCAGGTGCTTCCAATGTTCGCGGTTGTGAGCGCATTCCAGCGTCACAGTGCGCAGGCCGTCCTCGCCGCGCTTCACGCGAACGTTGGTGACCTTGGAGCCCCACCGCCACCGCCACGACCGGCGGTGCGGGTAGGGGTCGATTGTGACGTGCAGATCCTCGTCTTTACGGACGTCCGACCTCATAAATTCGACGAGCCAGTCGTCGCCGCGCAGGACGATATCGCCCTGCCCGGTGTCGTGCAGCATTTCCTCGGCGTCGACCGACTTCTCGGCCGCGACGGTACCGATGTACCGCATTTGGTTATCCCACAACCGAATTAGCGGCTTCTCGCGGGCCTCTGCGTCGATCAGATCGCGCTTGAGGTCGAGGTACCGGTACGCCTCGATTGGATTCTTAACGGGGTCGGGAACCCCGTTGGCGCCGACCGCTGGCGGCACCCACAGCTTGCGGCCGTTCTTGACGTACATTACGACCACGCCATGCGGTAGTTCTGCGGCATGATGCACGTCACCGAGCCAGCCGGGTTGTCGTGCGTCACCTTGATGTGCGCGACCTCGCGCGGCGGGATCTTCCCGTCGAACCCGATACCGCCGGGGATACGGCGTTGTGCCGGTAGGCGACTCGCCGTAGCGTCGTGCAGCAGCAGGTCGATCAACTGCGACCCGCGCAGGTACTTGTACAGCTGCGAGTCCACCGGATCTTTCTCGGTGGTTATGGTGCGCTTCGTCGGGTCGGTGTCAACCATCATGTAGTTGCCATCCGTCGGGTACAGCTTGGGCAGCTTGATCATTTGGCCGCCGGTGCCGTCCTGCACCGACGCCTGCCCGTGGCCGCGCACCAGGTACTTGGGCCACGCTTCCCACGTGCCGCGGTTCGGGCAGGAGATAATGCCCTGCGCCACACCGTCGTTGGCGAGCACGTTGTCGAGGCTCGACAGCCACGGCTTGCTCAGCGTGCGCTTGGCGTAGAACGGCCAGGGCGCGTGAAACGTGATGTTCCACTGCATCGAGTTGTTGTCGTTGCTCACCGGGTCGACGCGCAGCGACGTCTTGGACGGCCCCGCGAGCAGTACCGCCAGCCACCGCCAGCCGTGCGTACGGGTGAACGAACCGAGGAACCCCGGCACCGTTTCCGACAGCGACGACCACCAGGAATCTTCAATGAGCCTGTACGAGAACGGGTTAGGTTCCTCGATCCGCTCGGCGTTGCCGTTCGGTTGGATGACAACGCCGAGGTCGATCGTGCGTTTTTTGTAGTTGACCCGCTCGGGCTTGGCGCCGATCGTGTACGCGCCCTCGCTGTACAGGATCTCGAACTCGGGTTGCATGACGCCCTCAAGCTCGGTCGCCAGCGCGACGCCTTCACGGCCGCGCATAGGCCCGGCGAGGTGCCATACCTTGTTGTTGCTCGGGTGGATATAAACCCACTTGGTTTGCGTCGACCGCAGGTACTCACCATTGCGGCCCATGTCGGCCCAATTGGTCATGCGCCGCCAGGACGGGTGCGCCGGGTTCTCGACGCCGTAGATCGGGCGTCCCTCGGCGTCGTATTCGTACTTTGGCGGGTCGAGATAGAAGTCGTCGTGAATGCCGCCGAGACTCACCGGATTGTGCCCCCGTATTCAGTTGTGTTGTTAGCCAGCAGGAACGCCGGCAGAGCGGGCCGCCGCAGGTCAGAGACTTGCGACGGCCCGCCGTGCGTTTGCTGCTAGGTGTAGCGTCGGCGCGAGTTGAGCTCGCTGCGGAACTGGCCGCGCAGGGCTGTCGGGTCCATGCCGACGTTGCCTGCGAACACGACGTCGCCCGACGGGCCGGGGGCCGCGCCTTGGCTCTGTCCGTGCTGCTGCGGATCGCTCGCGTTCGGGACGAACGCCGACATGGCGTCGAGCGCGCCCGAGGCGACACTCGATCCCCCGGCACCCGCTACCGCCGGGTTGAACTGACCAGGCGCCAGCGCAGGGCTGCCGCTCTCCGCGGTCCAGCCCGCGGCCTGATCACCCGCCGGGTTGCGCTCACCGGGCGCGAGAGACGTCAGCAGACCACCGAGGCCCACCGCGTCCGCTGCGCCGTCTGCGAAGCCACCAGGGCTCGTAGCGGCGCCCGCTGCGCTGGCGTCCGCACCGGCGCCGCCCGAGAGCAGACCACCGGCGAAGTTGATGCCAGCCATGAGCGACTTAACCGTCGGCCACTCAAGCGGATTGCTGAACAGCGACCCGTCGAGCCCGATCGACTCAAGCGCCCCCGAAACGAACGTCTTGCCGAAGTCCGCTCCGGTCAGGCCGCCGCCGCTCGACGAGCCCGCGGTGCCCTCCTTGAACTTGCCCTTTGTGCGCAGCTCGGTGTCGGCGTTGGTTACCTCGGTCACCTTGTCGTGAGCCTTGGTCTGCCGCTCGATCGCGTCAGTCAGCTCACGGTTGGCGACGTCGAGCGAGTGCTCGGCGTCGCTGGTGTCCTTGCCCTTGGCCTTCGCCAGGTCGAGGCGTTCCTGCGCCTTATCGCGCCGGTACGTGGCGTCGTCGACCCCCTGGTCGGCGTTCTTGGCCGACGTCTTGGCGCTGTCGACCTTCTTCGACGAGCTGCTGAGCTGCGAGCTGGTTGCCGCGGTGTACGAACCACCGCTACTGCCGCCACCGCGCGCCGAGCTGGCACCGCCGATAGTCGACGCCCCGCCGTCGAGGCCGTCGAACGCCTCGGGAGGCAGGTGCATTTGGTTGGTGAACTGCGACGCGTCAGCGCCCACAGCAGACCCGCCAAACTGCCCCTTGCCCGCAGCGCCGCCCATCTCAAAGTGCGTGCCGTCGGGAAGCGTGGCCGCGGTGTGCCCGCCAGCCTCGCCGCCGTTGTACCAACCGATCGACAGCGAGCCCGTCGGACCCATGCCCGGCTGAAAGCCACGCTTAGCCAGCTCGTCGCCCTCGCTCGCCGTGGCGAAGCGAGAGCCGAACGGATCTCGACCCGTGGCGTAGTTGGCGATCGCAGACACCGCACCAGAGCAGTCGCCCCAGTTGGTGCCGCCCCACACGTACGGCTTGCCGTCGACACCCTGCGCGAAGCTCACCAGATCCTCGGGCGAGACGAGGCCGCCCTCGGCGAACCGAGGCAGCAACCCGCCGACGATCTGATCGAGCGGCACGCCAGCGTTGAGCTGCTGCAGCAGAGGCAGGTACTTGCCGGTAACCGCCGCGTTGGTGACGAACTCACCGTTAGCGACGCGCACCATTGCCGGGAACCCGAGAATGCTGTCGCTTGTGCCGGTGCCGGGGCCGTTGATCCGGCCGCCGTCGGCATACCGAGCCATGCCGCCCGCGATGTAGCCACCGCTGGCAGCGCCGCCCAGACCGAGAGCGCCGAGCACCTTGCCGCCTGCGCCCTTCAGCGCGTCGGTCACGGTGCCGATACCGTTGACGATCTTGTCCCAGATACCGCCGATCGCGCCCCACACCGACGTCACAACGTCCTTCACGGCGTTGAACGCGTTGACGATCCCGTCCTTGAAAACGCCTACGCCCGTGCCGATCTTGTCGAGCGCGCCCGTAAACAGATCCCAGACGATCTTAACGCCGTCCCACCAGGTCGACACCGCAGCGCCGATACCCTGGAATGCGGGCACCGCGACGTTCTGCCACAGCCACATGATGACGTCGCCGACCGCGCTGATAGCGGGCTGCACGAAATTCCAAACCGCTTGCACGCCAGTCCACCACGCCGAGATTGTCGCGGCGATGCCGGTAAACGCGGGCACGACGACGTTCTGCCACAGCCAGCCGATGACCGCGCCGAGGCCCTTAAGCGCCCCGATCGCCGCACCAAACTCCAACTTGGCGACGCTCAACCACAGACGGCCGAGCCACTCGACGGCGGGCTTGATGAACTCCCACACCGTCTTAATCGCGTTGCCGAGCGCCGTAAACGCCTGCTTCGCAACGTCACCGATCTTTTGCAGGCCCGGCTGTATCTGCTCCCACGCCTTGCCGAGAGTGTCCTTAATCCACTGCCACGCCGTCGAGGCCGCCGCGGTAATCGCCGTCCAGATCTTCTCCCACATCTTGCGGCCCGTCTCGGTGCGCGTGAAAAACGCCCACAGTGCAGCGCCTAGCGCGACGATGCCGACCACGATCAGACCGATAGGGGAAGCGATGAACGCCGCGTTGAACAGGAACCACGCGGTACGTGCGATCTTTGTTGCGTTGGCAGCCAACAGCATTGCGGTGTTGTACACGGCCATGCCGACGGCCATTGCCTTAACGGCCGCGACCGTGACGAGCAGCAGCGGGGACAGCGGCGCGAGGTACGCGACGATCGACGCCAGCGGGGGCGCGATCGTGGCGAGCGTGCCAGCCCACGGGGTGAAAGCCTGCACCAAGGCAGGGATTACGGGCGCGAGGCGCTCCATCACCTGCGACAGTGCGGGCATGAGGATCTTCGCCATTTGCACCAGGCCCGGCACCGCCTGCGCGATGGCGGCCCCGATCGCCTTAAAGCCAGGCGCGAGAGCAGGTGCCGTAACCTCGCCGATCGCGCGGATACCCTCAAGCACGGGCTTAATCACGTTCCACGCGTTGACGACCGACGCCTTCAGCGTGGTGAACACATTGAGCATCTGCTGCCCGTTGATGTTGCGCAGCCAATCGCCTGCCTTCAGAAGGGTTTCATTGATCCCCTTGCCGGTACCGGCGAAAGTGTCTGCGGCCGTGGACGCGAACCCGAGCAGCCCCGTCGTCAGACCCGATAGGCCCGACTCGCCGAGGAAGTTCTGAAAGAAACGATCCGACGCGCCGAACATCTTGTCGATCGCGGCCGTGGACTCAGGCCCGGCGAGCGTGCCCGCCAGCTCGTTGCCAATGCGGCCCATCGTCGTCGTGAGGGTCTGCGCCTTCGGGCGTAGGTTGTCCATCACGGTGCCGAGCGAGGCGAACGCCGGTTGCAGCGTCGCCGAGAACGTGTCGGTAATGCCTTGCTTCAGACTGCGGAACGCGGTCAGCAGCGGCCCCATGCGCTGCCCGATCATCGCGTTAAAAATGTCGTCGGCATCCTTGAACTGCGCCGTGAACGAACCCGCCGCGTCGGACATGCCCTTAAGCCCGAGCTTGACCACGCCGATAGCGGGGCCGAGGATGCCGACCATTGCACCGGCCGCGACACCAGCCGCCGCACCGACGTTGAGCAGGAACCCGCCGACACCCTTGAGGACACCGCCGAGGCCCACGGCCGCCGCGGACAGCAGACCGATCGCCACCGAGGCGCCAATGGTGCCTAGCGCCATCATCTTTGCGGCGCGCTCCATGAACGCCAGGGCCTTGCCGACGGCCGCCAGGACGAGGATTGCCGAGGTAACCCGAGATACCTGCTTGGACAGCCGCCCGGCGAGGCCCGCCAGCAGCCCGAGGGCGCCAGCCAGCCGGGCGAGGCTCACACCGGCGACCAGCCGCAGGGCCGTCGATGCGCCGAGCAGAGCGCCGCTGAAATGGCGGGCGAACCTAGCGGCAATGGTGATCGTCGTCGCCGCCACACCCACGTGCCGCACGACCGTGCTGGCGGCGTTGCCCGCCATCTTGAACCCGCCGGTGATCGTGCCGAGACCGGCGCCGATGCCAGCGGCGGCCGACGAGAAACCGCGCTTAAAGCGTTCGCCATAAGAGCGGCCGTCTCGCTCGGCCTGCCGCTGGTCGACCTTGGGGTGCACAGTGATGTTGTCGGCACGCTTGGCCGCCCGCCGAATACCCTCGTAAACCCGACTCGTCTCGGGAATGACTGTCAGGTAATACGTAGCTCCCACTGTTCCCCCTACTTGCGTTTGTGCTTTTCACGCCAACGCTTTTCGCGTTCGGCGCGCATTTCTAGGAACTTGCCGACTGTTGTCTTGGTCGCTACGGTCGAACCGACAGAGACGTACTCGCTATCGCCGCTTGACTTTTCATCGTCCGCGGGCCGCGGGAACGGTTCAGGCAGATTCTTGGCTGGCCGCTTCTGCGCATCCTCGGTGTTCTGCCACAACCCCACTCGCAGCGCGTCGATGACGTGCGCGAGCAGATAATCGGTTGTTCCCCAGCCCTTTTCGACGGCGTGGTAAATGGCAGAGTGCGGCGGCGCCGCGAATATGAATGCGTACAGGTCAGCCCATGACATGCTGCCGTCGTCGAACTCGCGGCCCGCGACGATTAGGTCGCGGCGTATCGCGTCCTCTACCTGTTGCGTCGCCGCGCAGACCTGCGAGATTTTCCCTCGATCAGCCCGCCGTCCTTGCCCCAGCCCTCGACAAAGTCATTCCACGGCTTCTCGTCGAGGCTGTCGAGGATCTCCAAAGCCCGCTCGCTGGCGTGCATTTCGATGAGCGCGAAGGTGCGCTCAAGATCGGACAGGTGCGCGTGCTGACGAATCCATCCCGGCGGGGGCTTGCGCAGGCACCGCTTGACGGCGATCGTCGCGCCCTCGGGGAACTCGGCGACACCGTAATCGGGGTCGAACTGGTCGGCGTCGAACTGGCCGACGAACAGCTCAGTGCCCTCGGGGTAGTCCTCGGCCCACTCGGCTGCGATCTCGGCGCGCTCGTCGGCGGTCGCCTCGACGGGCTCGACGGTCTGGTCGTCCTCGACCTCGGTCGCGGTCTGCTTGCTGGTCTGCTTGGTTGCCATAGTCAATTTCTCCTTAACGGATTACCTGGGATTCCCTGGTGTGCCTTGCGATTTGGTGAGGCATCCCGCGCGCCCACCAGGATTAAGCGCGCGGGATGCCGGTACACGGGGCGCTACTAGACGCCGACGGTCACGCCGTCGTCGCTGTACTGCACGACGTGGTTGCCGTCGGTGCCCTTCAGCACCTTGAACGTCGGCTCAAACGCCATCGGGGCGTTGTGAACCAGCTTGATATCGGCGAGGTTGGACATCTGCGCGATCTGCGCGACCTGCCGAATGATCTTGTCCTCGTAGACCGAATCGAGGACGAGGCTGCATCGCTTGGGCAGCTTCGAGTTAATGAGCACCTTCATGCGGGCGCCGTGCGCAGCGGTGGCCGCCGCGGTGGACACGTTGCCAGCGCCGAAGATCGCCGCGTTGACTTCAGGCGAGAGCACCTGAAACAGCGACATGCTGTACTCGATCGAGAACTTGTCTCGCAGCGCGCCGATCTCGTCGCCGCCCCACACCTCAATCGGAGTGGTCTGGCTGTCGATCTTGATCGTGACGCCGTCGGCCGAGACAAAGCCGAGGTTCTTGAATGCGGCGGCGAGGGGCTCGTCGACATCGGTCGGCAGGGCCGTCCCGAACGGTGCGAACCACAGGCCGCCAACGGTTTCCAGATCCGACGGCGAGGCCGCGAACACCTTGGAAGCGTCGCCGAATGCCGTCGGTGCGGGTGCGGTCATATTGCGCTCCTATCTGCCCGCGGCGTGCGGGCACTGTGAACACCCCCGAACCCGACTGGCTTGAGGGAGGTATGGGTTTGCTATTGCCTGCGGCGATCGAACGTCGCCGCAGGTGAGGGCCGGTTTCGGTGAACCGCCGGCCAGGTTGCTACGCCTCGGGGCGCAGCCCGATCGTCCAGAACACGGCCGACTGCATCCCGAACAGCGGCACGCGTTTGTCGTCGAAGTCAGCCGGGCCGAAGTCATGCGTTGCGCCGGTGATCCACACCGCGCCCTCGTCGGGCACGACGATGTGCTTGTGCACCGCGTGCAGCAGCAGTCGGTGCACCAGATCGGCGTTGCGCTCAAGCCGTACGAGGTCGCCGTCGTACACGCGCACCCGAATCAGGCTGTGCTGCAGGAACACGTCGGTATTGGTGCCGGGCCGCGACAGCAGCGCGTACGACACCGGCTCGCCCTCGGGCACCTCGCCGCCGACGGGCAGCGGGTTGTTGCGCGCAGCCAGCTCGTCGAGCAGGTAGCGCCGTGCGGCCGTCAGGGGGCCGACTGGCGGGACTAGAACCGTCACGACGGCCCCAGTTCTGCCGACACCTGCATGAGCGGCGCTACGTCGTCCTCAGCGGCGATTGCCTCGCCGGAATCGGCCCGCACGAACGCCCGCGCACGATTGGGGCTGTGCGCCGGGACCATCACGTAACCGTCACCGGCGCCGTCGATCTCGGTTTGTTCGTCGGCCTTGCGTGCGGCCCGGTCGCGCAGATCCGCGGCGATCCGCTCGATTTCGGCCTTCATCTCAGGCGAGGTGCGAATGTCGCGGTGCTCGCTCCACGGCATGTCAAGCGGACGGTATGGCACGCTTAACCACCCTTCGCAGCGTCACGCGGTAACCCGGCGTGAACCCGAACGGCCCGAGGTTGTAATCCTCGGGCTCGCCTTGCACCAGGAACTTGCGCCCACGGGCGTCGGTCACCTGGTCGTCGTGATACCAATCGGGCTCGGGCGTCACCATCGTGTACTCGGTGAGCACCTGGTCGGCGTCGGCCGCCGCAGAGCCGGGCTCGTCGACCCGACTCCGCAGCGACACGACGAACCGCTCACGCGTGCGGGGCTCGGTCTTCACCTGTCCCGCAGCGTTTTCCCCGACTTTCACCTGCGTTGTGTGCAGCACTTTGTGCGGTGTCGGGAACATCAGTACCGCTCGCTTCCCATCGCAACCGACGACATGCCGCTGCGGTACGGCCGCAGCCGTGCCTTCAGCGCCAGCGTCAGGAATGGCTGCGGCGAGCTACCGCCGGGCGTGAACGTCACGCCGAACCCGTCAGCCGAGAGGCTCTGCGTTTCCGGCAGGATCGTCGTCGGACGGGTCAGCACCGTTGCCGCCATGTCGGCGACTACGCGGCTAATCGCCCCCGGTGTCGGTACCGGAATCTCCGACGGCCACAGGTAGCCCGTCACCAGATCCCCCGCGGCCTGCAGCAGGTCGTCGACCTCGCCCAGTTCCGCGGCTACTTCGGGCTTGCCCATCGCCCGCAGCGCGCTCTGCACGTTTTCCTTCGTCGCCAGCAGCATTGGCCGCCCCCTCCGTGTGGATCTGTTCGGCAGCGAGCCAGGCGTCGACAGCCGCGAGGTGTTCCCGCTCGGCGGCGACCCATTCGGCCAGGCCCGTGCAGTCGGTCCAGTTGTCGTCACCCGCGACGAACGCAGCCACCTTGGTGCCGGGTAGCACCGTGATGACTGCGCCCGTCAGGCTGTGCCGAACCTGCACTACGGGGTGACGTCGGGGGTGATGACGCCGACGGGCGTCTTGTTGGCGCCCATCGCGGTCGCGGACACGCCCAGCACGTAGGCAAACCGTGCCTTCAGGCGCAGCGCCACCATGTCGCGCTCGGCCAAGTTGATCTGGTTGTCACCCGTGCCGAGGGTGGCCTGATCGAGGAACTTGACGGTGATGTCCTGCCGCACACCGATCTTGACGCGCGAGGCGTCGGCGACGATGCCGACGGCCTGCGTCGGGTCCCATGCGCCGTTGCGGTTGAAGTGCGTACCGAACCCGAGGAACGAGCCGTCGCGGAACGCGAGGTTGCCGTCGGCGTCACGCACGTTGGCAACCTGGTAGCGCAGCGCCAGGCTCGACAGCAGGGTGTCGGGCGCCCAACCGGCCATCGCGACCAGCTCGGCGACCTTGTTGGCAGAACCGACGAGGTCGCGCTCGTTGGCGACGCCCCCGACGTGCGTCACGGCCTGACCCGCGGCGATGGCGGCCTGCACCAGGGCCGGGCTCACCCAGGATGCGGGCTTGTCGATGCCGAACATGACGGCCTGGTCGAGCTTCTTGCCGATGGCCTGCCCGCCCAGCTCGGCGACCTCGGTCAGGATCGCGACGGTGGCGTCGTCGATCACGTTTTCGTGCACCGGGATGATCACCGCGATTTCCTCGGCGACCAGCGTGCGGTTGGTCCACGTCACCTTCGACTGCGGCTTGACGCCTTCAGCCTCGGTTGCGGACTCGCCGACCCAATCGGCTTCGGGCAGGGTCGCCAGCACGGGGAGGTGCGTGGTCTTGGTGCCCATGTTCACGTTGGTGAACGCGGAGAGGACGGTGCTGCCCTGCTTGGCAGCGGCGAGCAGGGTGTCGCTGTACGCGTCCTGGATCAGACCAGCGACCTCGGCGCGAGAAATGTCAGCCATTGTTGACTCCTATTCAGTTGTGATCAACCGCCGAGGTCGTTCCTCGCGCGGAAGTTGTTGTGTTGCGGGGGGTGTTACTCGCCGGAACGCAAGCGCCGCAACGCTTCTGCGGCCCGCACCTTCGGGTCGGCAGACGCGGAATCGTCAGACGCCTTGGCGCCGCTCTTGAAACCGCCGCCGCCGCCAGCGGGGTTGCGCTTCTGCTGCTTCTTTTCCGGGTCGGGGCCGGTGTGGCTCTCGCGCCAGGCGATGAGCGCGTCGGCCGAGGCGATCAGTTCGGCCTCTGTCTTGCCGGTCAGCGATGCGACCGGGACGACCTTGCCCTCGCGGTTGGCGATCCGGTCGCGCAGCGACGTGAACTCGACTGTCTCGGCGCGCTTCTCGGCGGCCTCGGCCCGCTCGATCGCCTTCTGCAGTGCGCTCTTGTCGGCTTCCTTGATCTTGTGCAGCTCGGTCGCGGACTCCTGCAGCGGCGCGAGCAGCGCGTCAAGCTCGGCCTGCGTGTACGTCTTGCCCTCGCCGCCGGTGGGCGCGTCGGGCTTGGCTGCGTGCTTGCCGCCCTCGGGCTGCTCGCCTTCGGGGGCTTCGGGGGTCTCAGGCGTGTCGATCTCGGCCATGTCGGTGCTCCTATTCAGTTGTGGGTCATGCCATTACCCGCGGTCGGCGGGAATCCTGTTGTGGCAGCGCGCTAGTCGGCGCGGCCGTTCTCGTACTCCTGCGCCGCCGGGGACGTAGTGAGCATGTCCAGCAGCATCCGGCGGTACCCGCGGCGCCACAGTCGCGCCGGGGCGCCGGTGCCCGCGTGAGGGTTTGGTGCGCCGACGGCCGCCGCGCGCCCCTCATGCCACGCGGCGACCAGCTCGTCGCGGTTCACTGCAGGAAGTCCGCTGTCATGGCGCCCTGCTTCCAGCCACGCCCTGCCATAACGGCCTCCCTCAACGCGGCCCGCGTCACGCGGCCGTGCTCGTCGAACCACGCGGCCATTTCCTCGCTCATGTACTTGCGGGCCGTTGTCTCGTTGGCGCTCCACAGCTTTCGCGGGTCGTATGAGTCGCGCCATTGGCGCTTGATCATCACGCCGTTGGTGGCATCCTCGGCCGCCCAATACTGCGTGCTGATCATTTCCTCAAGCACCCACCCGAGCAGTTCCTCGAATGACTTGCCGGTGTGCCCGTCGGCCCGCGCCTGCGCCATGAACTCGCGCTTACGGATCGTGTCGATATCCGTTCCCATGACGAAACTTTCGGCCTCGGCTTCGTCCCAGCCCTGTTCCATAAGCTCGCCCATTTTGTCGAGCTGCGCCTGCTGCTCAGCCTCTTTGGCTGCTTGCTTGGCGGCCTGCTTGGCTGCGGCGGCCTGGTCGCGTTCCTCGATACGGTCCATTTCGGCGATGAGCTTGTCGATACGGGCCTCGTCGCCCGCCTCGATCGCCGCGGACAGTTCGGCCTCAACCTCGTCGAGGGTGCGCTTGGCCTTGCGCTTCGGCTTGGGCGCCGGGGCCTCGGGCTCGACGCCGAGCACCTTGGCAAGTTCCTCGTCGACCCGCTCGTAATAGGCCACCGCGTGCCGGTGTTCGTCCTCGGCGTCGAGCCACTGCCCGACGCGGTGTAGCCGGGTGCGTTCATCGCCGCGGGTTTCCATCCGCTTTGCGATCACGCCGGGCTTGAGCAGGTAGCCGTCGGGGCCGCGTGAGACGGCCTGGTAGTCGTCGAGCCAGTCGTGCACGTATGCCGGTGGGTCGTAGGGCTGCCCGTCGCGCAGCGGGACAGCCACGCATTTGCAATGGTCGTGCCCCTTGGCGTCGAGGTCGTTTGAATGTCCGTGCAGCGCCGTGTACTTGGTGCTGTACAGCCCCGGTGCGCCGGTGTCCTCGAAAGTCAGCGAGCGCGTGGCGAGCATCCGGCAGAACCCGCAGGCGCCCTCGGACGCGTAGCGCGCCCACTTGACGCCCTCGCGGGCAACGTTGTCGAGGACCGTGCGGCGCGACTGCCCGAACACGGCCCGTGTCGACGAGCCCCGCAGTGCGCGCACCGGGTCGGCCTGCAGCAGCGACCAGCGGCCGTTAGCGGCGAGCTGGCGAGGATCTGGCAGGGCCGCAGGCTCGGCGACGAACCCCTCGACGCCGCCGGGCTGCTCGGTGTACCACTGCGTCGTCAGCTCGCCAGCGGGGCCGAGGAAACGGTCGACGAGCGCCGGGTACGCGTCGGTGATCAGCGCCATGCCCTCGCGCTGCGAGGCGTCGGCGAGGCGAGGCACCAGAGTGTCGATCGCCTCGCCGACGCGGCTAGCCAGGCTTGCTAGCGCCCCCTGCAGCTCCGGTACCGCTGTCGTCATTCGCTGCGCCCCCGTCGTCGTCCTCGTCGTCGACCACCTCGTCGACCGGCGGTGCATCCGGCAGCGCGCCCGGCTTCGCAGCGAGCAGCGCATCGACGAGGGTTTGCGTATTGCCTTCGCGCATCTTGTCTTTGATCGCCTGGATGATCTGTTGCGTCATGCCGGGCACCATTGGCAGCAGGAACTCGATCGGCACGCCGACCTGCGCGAGCTTCACCACGCCGTCGACCACCGCGCCGAACGAACGGGCCTCGGTGTCGCGCCAGATAACCTCGGCGGCTGGATCGACGACTGTGCCGCTGTCGCTGTCCATTTCGACGGCCAGGCGTAGCACTTGCTCCCACGACTCGCCGAAACTCTCGCGCTTGTTGGCGAGCTTGAGCTGCTCGCGGTGCTCGGCCGCCGCGAGGGCATCTGCCGAGACGTTGATCAGCTTGACCTGCGATGGCGATATCTGCGCTTCCATCACGACGTGCTGCACCATCTCGTCGAGCACCGAGTTATACGGCTCGACCGAGGCAGGCGGGAACGCCTGCGCCTTCACCTCGGGATCTTCAAATGTCCAGACGCGCAACGCCGATGCGCGCAGCACCTCATTCTTGGCGCCCGTCCAGCCGGTGATGACACGCTGCGGGTTGGCGCCGAACCGCGACACGATCAGCCGGTCGAAGTTCACGCAATTGATGGCGCGCTGCATACCGATCAGCGGCTCGATCTCGCCGACGATCATGTCGTCGGCGTCGCGGTCGTTGATGAACCGGACGACCGGGCAGACGGGCTCGCCGTTGGCCTTCGCCTTGTGCGGGATGACGTCAGCGATCGACGACACCGTGACGGGCTTCGTGCCGATCTCGGCCTGCCCCGTCGAGGTTGTCGGCAGCGCCCCGAGGTCAAGCTCGTACATGTATCGGTCGTCGTAGAGGACGCCCCGCAGGTGCGGCTTGGCGTGCTTGTTCGACACCCACGTTTCGAGCGCGTACTGCGGCCACTCGTCGAGCACCGGGTCGTCGTAGACGGCGATCAGGCGCCGCGGTGTGCGGCAACGGATCTCGGGCCTACCGTCGACACCAGGCGTCACCACGACGTACGCGACGCCGTACTGCACGGCCGGGCGGTGCACCTCGGCCTGCCGGGCGTCGAGGCGGTTGGCCTGCCAGATCCCCCACGCCGGATCGTTCTTCTGCGCGGCGATCGTGCGGTACCCGACGACCGAGAGCGACTGCGCGAACGAATTGCGCACCATGCGCAGCACGTTCTTAACCGACATGCCCGCAAGCTCTTTCACTTCGTCGCTTGCCTCGTCGGGCACGTTGGGCTTCCCGCGCTCGCCCTTGACGTACTCGTAGATCCGATCGAACGTGCCACGGTCGCCGAGGTGCATCGCGTACATGTCGGCGACGACCTTGGCGACGTCGCCCTCGGCGAGTGCGTCTGCAGGCCACTCGATCTCGTCGTCGTCGTCGACCAACTGGTCGTCGACATAAGGCTGCGGAATGACGGCCACACGGCCCCCTCTCATACGAACATCGCGCCGCCGCCGGATCGCTTGGGCGCGTCGAGCGCACCGAACAGCGCCAACGTGACGGCAACTAGTGGATGGATTACGCATGTCGGGTCGCGCCGATCCCAGCCCCAGCCGCCCGCGTCGCGTATCGGCCGTTTCTTCGCGCCCTTCAGCGCGTCGGTTAGGTCGGCCTGCTCGCCGTGCGTCAGGGTGTCGCCCTTCACGTTGTTCTCAAACAGGCCGCACGCCTTCGCCATATCGCCAGCCGTGGTCACGCGGACCTTGCACCGGCGGCGCTTCAGCTCAGGCACCAACGCCGCAGCGGGGCTCGCGCCGTCGATCACGACCGGGATGCGACGGCCAGCTCGGGCCTCGATCCAGTCGAGGGCCGCCGCGGTGTCATCGCCAGCCCAGACCTGTTCGACGTGGCGACCTTCGTCGTCCATGAACCAACAGGCGCCGATCGACAGGGCACCACCGTGCGACATGTCGACACCAAGGGCGTGCGGCTTCGCGCCGTCCTCGGGGCCGAGCGGGTCGCCGAGGTCACGCCACACCGCGGGCTTGATGACCGAGGCGTGCAGACCGAGCTTGTCCCAGATACCCATTGCTTCGCGCCGAAAGCTGTCCTCGGACAACGCTTTACGCATACGCATGATCGACCGCAGCGACGTGCGGTGCGGGTAGCTCGGGTTCATCCGGCGGTACTGCGTCTCGTCGTCGGGCTTGGCGTCCTCGTCGGCCGATATCTCGACGTACGCAACGTCGTCGCTCTCGCCGTCGAGGGCTTCCTGCCGCAGGTTGGTGAACACCTCGCCGGGGTCGGTGGGCTTCGGGGGCGTGCCCGCGAACAGGATCAGACCGTTAGGCGACGCGTTGGTCGCCGGGATCATGTCGTCCATCGCGTTTTCGGTGAGGATCTGCGCCTCGTCGAAAATGAGCACGTCGACCTTGGCGAACCCTCGGCCGAACCCCTTTTCGCGGGCGCCGAACAGGATGCGCGAACCGTTGACGAACAGCACGGCCTCTTTACCGTTGCCGGTGAGTACCTGCTGAATGTGCGGCGCGATCTGCTCGCGCAGCGCGAGGGCCTGCATACTCTTGAACGTCTCGGCCGCGGTACGCGTGCGGTGCGCCGTCCAGATCACCGTTGTGCCGGGCGACATCTTGCACAGCGCGAACACCAGGGCGCCGAGAAAGTACGTCTTGCCTGTCTGCCGCGGTACGGACATGGCGAACATGTCGGCGGCATAGAGGCCGTCGGATCGCTTGGCGCACACTAGCTTTCCGAGGTCGTCCTGCCACTGATCGAAGTACAGACCCATGTTGACGTTGCACTCATGGCGCACGCCGGGCCACGACGTCGACACGATGCCCTCGGGCTTGACGACGTGGCGAGCTACTTCGGAAAGCCTCGGCTCAGAGGTCCGAACCATCGAACGCCTCGTCGGCCGGGGCCGCGGGCTTGCCTTCGCCAGCTTCGGCGCGCTGCAGCTCGATCGTTTCGATTTCCTTGCTGATCTCCATAAGTCGGCGACTCAGCGAGGCGAGGTCACGCGGGGGCGTCTCGGGATCGAACACGGCGTCGCTGATCCGGCCGTGCAGCTTGCGCAGCTCGTCGAGGCGCGTTTCCTTGCTAGTCATCGCGGCCACCGCCCGTCAGCACCGGGCACGTCTCGCGGTGCTCCTGCGCGCGCTCGGTCAGATCCACGGGGCGCACCAGCATGGGCGCCGTGTCGGCGTCGGCGTCGGTGGGCTCGGCCATCTCAAACCCAAGGGCCAGGGTGATCGGCTCACCGCAGGCCGGGCAAGGAACCTCGACGGTCGTCGGTGCGCGCATGATCTACTCCTGTGTGGTCGGTGGGTTAGCTGGTCGCAGCCCCTCGGTGGTTTGACGTGCAGTGATGCGAGTGCCGGCGGGTTAGCCGTTCTCGAGAAAACGCGGGCTCCGCAGGGGTCGAACCTGCAACCGGCGGCTTTGGAGACCGCTGCTCTGCCAATTGAGCTAGGAACCCTGGTAAGCCCCGACCGGCGCGGGAGACACACACGCGGGCCGGGGCCGTCTTGGGGGCGATCAGACGCGCGGCGGCCAGGACCAGCAGCCGGGCGTCGGTGTGTCGGCGTGAGCGACCTCGGGAGGCACGGCGATCCCGTACGGCATGAACACGGCCAGACCCACCAGGCCCGTGCTCGCGCTCAGTACGTCCGTGACGATCGCGGCGCGGACCTCGGCCGCCGCGTCAGCGGGCTCGACGTTCGGCGGGACGAAATGCACGATGCGGCCGACCGACGGATTCATACGCGCCTCAGCTCGTAGATGTGGCCGAGCTGGCTGCCCATCACGGTCGGCATGATCTCGCCGATTGCGTGGTCGCTCAGCGGCAGGCAGGACTCGTCGAGCAGCAGGACGTCGAGGCAGAACCCGCGGGCGCCGACGCGCTGGGAGATTGGCACGGCGTTACCGATGCCAAGCTCGGCGATGACCTCGCGCGCACGGTCGTAGACGTTGGCGACGACACCGACGCGCGGCTTGGGCTTCTCTGCGGGCACCTCGGGGGCTTTGACCCGAGGAACGCGGCGCCTCAACGCCATAGCGTGCGGGGGTCGACGCCAACAGGGCCGGTGACGATCACGCCGTCGGTGTACGCGTAAAACACGCGCGGCCCGTTGACGAATGCGACCATGCGCTCGGCGAGCGGAATCACGTCCTCGTCGTTGTGCTCGGCGAGACGCACGGCCAGGCTCAGGACGTCGAGGCGCGTCTGCAGGCGCAGGCGCTCGGCGGCCAGCGGATCGACGGCGGGCGCGCGCAACGCGCTGGCGTACGTCCAGGCGTCGGGCTCAGTCACGGGATCGAACACGGGGTCGAACACGGGGTCGGTTGGGCACATGGTTGGTCACTCCTGTGTTTGCTGTACGGTTGGGGTTTGGGAAAAAATGCCGGGGAGAGAGACCCGCAT